AATCATGCGTACATTACTTAAAACGGCCATTTGTTCCACATGAGACTGTGGCACTTCAACCACAGTGGAAATCGCACTGAGAAGATTATTCTCTGCATATTCACTTCTCAACTTCTTAATATCAGCAATAAATTCTTGTTCTTCCCATTTCAACATATATTCATGAACACGAGAAAGAACAGAATCATTCTGAATACCATTTGACTTCCCTTTTAAATGAGCGAACCAAGATGGACTTGCCCAAACATAACGACGTAATTTCTTATTGTACGTTGCAACTTCTGCTGGTGGATTTTCAATGAAAGAAAGTTCTTCTTTCAATGCTTCTTCATATGCACCACCATGTTTTGCACGGTCAATTTCCCAAGACTGAACCCATGCAAGTAAATCAATAAGTTCTTGGAGTTCATTCACTCTCTTAATAATCGCTTTTGCTGCTGACATACTGCCAGCTTCATAATGAGAACGACCCTTATACCACAAAGCACGAACCGCATCAGCAAGTTTCGTAGCATAATCCGTTAACTCACCAATACGGTTTGGCTTTAACGTTTCTGCTACATACTCTAAAGATATTTCATACATCTTTAACTGTAACTCACGAGTATATTGACTCTTTGTAAAAGTAAATTTATACTTAGACATATCCACTGTACCCTTAAATGGGCAACCATTGTCGAAGAGAATCTGCCCATTCTCTTCCCAATAGTGGATATCTAAGAAAGCAGGAGCAGATTTGCATGCTTCTTCAACCGCTGTGACCAATTCTGGTTGAGTCATGCACAGTGATGTATCACCATCACAATCTGCTCCACCTTGAGAAATAGTATTAAAGTCATGGCACGACATAATAATCATGCCATCAAAAGCATCTTTCTTCATATAGCGTGAATAAGCACGTGCTTCAAGAACACGAGATTGCCCCATAGTCATCTGCGGATTACGAGCAACAGCTAGTTTGCCAACATACACCACATGACCATCTTTCTCTAACATAAAGCACGTACCAGGTTTAATTCCTTTATTCGGATTCACAAAAAGTTTTCCATTTTTACGAATCTCTTGATCCGTGCCACGCAACTTATACGCATCTAAAATCGCATACGGATCCATAATGATAAAACGATAATTCGCTTCAACCGGAATTAAACCCGATTTCCACTCTTTAATCAACTCTTGTAATAAAGAAAGAGCCTTTTCTTTCAAGAAAACATCTTGGTAAGAGTTCGGCGCATAATGTAAATAAAACGACAACAAAGAAACAAGAGTAGAATCTAACAATTCATCTTGTTCCTCTTCTGAATACTCTTCAAGTTGCAACAAACGATCATGCCCTAAATACTCCTTCATCAATTCTACATCATGAAGTAACAATTTTGCACGATCCAAATGAGGTTTTAAAAGTTTAATCATAGTATCGGCACTCAATTTCATACCATGTATAAATTGATACGGTAAACTCACATATCTCTTTTTAAAGCGCATTGGTGCTCCAAAAAGAGCCACACGGAACTGCAATTGAATATCTTCAATTACATCTTCCAACGTATCTGTAGAAGCTTTGAATGAAGACATTGGAATCACAATATCTTCTTCAAAATACTTCTCTAAATCTGGAATATACACAGCATTGCCTTTTACAAAACCGTTAAACAAACGAACAACACCATTCTGAAAATGACGGCCAAACTCCGCTTCCGCTAAAGTCTTAATACGATTATTGAAATACATTTGACCATCACCGGCTACTTGTTCAATAGGATGATCAGCCGCATCAAACACACGACTTTTCTTTGTATCTTTGCCAAAAGCTTTAAACTTACCTTGTGATACTTCTGAATAAACATCTTCGACAATACGAAGAGATACATTTCCGCCGAGAATAGAAATATCACCATTCTCGTGACGTACTACTTCTTTTCCAAAACGAATAAAGTTCGACTTAACACTATTCGAAAGCGTTAAGCCAAAACGTTTCATAGCTTTGACATAATCTAATTCATAAACAATCTCACCATTTTTATCTTGGCCCTTCACCTTCGCAAAGGCTAAAGGATTCATACCAAGAATATTCAATACATCCACAGGATGAATAATATGCTCTGCCACACCAACTACTTGGACTTGACGTTCTTGAGAAGGAGAACGCAAAGCATAACGAACCATACGTTCTACACCTTCATAATCAATATAACTCATTCCTAATCGAATAATATTCATCGCCTTTGTAATATCCTCTTCTTTTAACGGTTTTAAATCAATGAAGAAAACGTGAGGCAATACATATGCATACACCTCACGTTCTATAACTTCACCATCAACTATCTTTCTAACTGTCACCATACGTGGACCATCAAAAATAAATGGAGACAACATCTCTGCTGCATAAGAACCAGAAATCTCTTTATATCCTGATTTCTTATCTTCACCAACGAAGAAAGAATCAGAATAATTGCGAGTAGAAATATAACGACCATCAACAAATTCGATCGTATCTAAGTCTGCTTGTGCTACAATAACACGAATATTCTTGATACGACGAAGTTTCTTAGGAATTGGATGAGATTCCAAGAACTTCTTAAATACATGAGCTTGTTGTGGTGCAACACCTGCCAACTCTACAGGATTCTCTAATACCTCCACTACATTTGCACCACTCGCAACCGCTTCCACAACTTTAGAAAAGTTTTTCGTACCAATTGCCGTTAAAGGCGAAAAAGAAGCCAAGCGTTCAACCACTTGGCTCACAGACTGAATAGGATTTAATACATTTTTCACATTGTTCATAATGATTTCCTCCTGTTTTTATTTACTTATTAAAGAATCCTAAACCCACCCAACCACCCGCTTGCTGTCATAAGGCGCAAGTCAACCGGACATAAAAAATAAAAACTAAAAACATAAAAAATAAATAATAAAAAATAAAAGATTAAAAGATAAAAAACTGTTGAGAGACATAATTCGCTACATTAAACAATTCATAGCGAACAGGATACTTCGTTATGCATCTTCCCTTCTTCCAAGCTTCTAATTCTAAACGCATTCTCACTTCCTTTGTCATAGATTCGGCCGAAGAATAAGAACGAATCCCCTCTGTTAATGCATGACCAACCTCATGAGACATAACAACATCCACAAACTGTAGAACCGTCATGTGATTTAAAGAGGCAGTTAGTTTTGTAGTTTCTAAGTCAGCCAACCAATAAATAATATGGTGGGCAGGAGCATAAACAGCTACAGCACCACTTGGCACTAAAACAGTACGTGGTGAGCCATATATAAACTTCACATCACTACCACTACGTCTAATTACATCAAAACATAAAGATTTAATATCATCCTCTGTTACCTCCTTTACATAATTTAAGCAAGTATGAACACCAATAGATAACATATTCGCCACAAAAACACCCTTAAACATTTTTCTGATCATATAACCCCTCCTCATACACACTAAAGATAAAACGGTTTAACACATTACCTACAAGAACAAATAGATTCCCTTTTGAAAGTTTGTAAGTTGATAAATCGTTAGAATAAAAAAGTATTTTATAACCTTTCTTTACTAAAGAAGAAATCAACTCATACTTTATTTCTTCTCCAACTTCATCTAATAAAACCTGATCTAAACACAATCCTACAAAAAGCTCCATATCTAGTTCACCCATCGCTGCCTTATCCTTCGCTTCCTGTAATGTTACGGATATACACATATTACCTTTCCCCTTTCCCTATGTTTATAAATATAAGAAAGCAAAGTGAGGGAGTGGGAACGTGCTAACTCCCCCTCTAGGCATCCACATCAGCGCAAAGTAAACTGAGCAAAATTACCCCAAGTTTACAGAAAAATAAAAAGGCTTCTTTGGCACAAGGTACACCGCCAAAGCATTCCTTTTCTTTAGTGAGAAGCTGAGAAAGTAATCAATATCATAGTTTGATTATCCTTAACAGCTACAACAGAATAGAGTTTACAACCTTTTTTATCGTGTCCTCTAAATACGCTATAAATATAACCTTTCATTTCGCAGAACCCTAAGTATTCTCCTTGTTTTTTAATAGTCTCAAATGTCATATCTAAATACCTCCTAAATTATTCGTTTTTTATTCGATAAGTGTTTGATTCCCCTCTAGGGGGGAGAAGTATATATTCTAAATAAACACGGACGTTTTCATTAAAATAAAAAGGAAATGTTCGTCAATAGACATACCTCCTTTGTTTTTCCTGTGTATATCCCCCACAGGCAGGGTTGGCTTTGATTGAAGCATTCCACCTGCTTCTGCGTGTTGTGCATCACGCCTACCGGTACGTGGGGTGTCCACTAACCACATCCATGGCAATACCGGTAATTAAGATGATCTAGGTTTTCCTACGACCTTCGACCTTTATACACTTACCTGTGTATCGGCACTCCTAACGGTGCCTTTGCCTAACGGTAGGGTGAGCTAGGCTGCAACCCATTTGTGCCACGCCCACAAATGGCCCTGTCGGGTTGGGAAGTTGCCTTATCACCCTCCTGCACCTCTTCCTGCGGTGCAGTCGGGCTTGTCACTCCACTTAGAGACCCCTTTGCATACCCCCTAAGCTTCGTGACAAGGGCTATCACAGCCTAGCTCACTAGGCCACGATAATGGAATAAGGAAGCACAAATCCAAAAGCTGTAACAAAGATGCCAAGATAAGAAAGACCTAAAAGAACAAACGGAAAGATAGCGACTGTAACAAGAGAAGTAGTAGCCGCTACAACAAGCTGCTTCACACTTGGTTTCTTCTTTTTCTTCTTTGCTAATAAGTAAGAAACGGCTAAAGCAGCCAGAGAAATACCAGCACCTACTGCTACCGCAGAAACAGTAGAAGCTGTGACTGCACCGGCTACAAGAACAGAACCGGAAGCAAAAGCAATGGTATCACCCTGAGATACAAAGAAATCCTTCAATTTCTTAGCAGCACGTTTAATTAAAGACCAAAGACTAGTAGATGACTCCTTTACTGCTTGTTTAAAGCCCTTTTCCTTTGCCTTATTAAGAGCTTCTTTAGCTTTCTCCTTTGCAACCTTTGTTGCCTTACCTGCTTTCTCTTTCACATTTTTCATAACCATTTCCCCTTTCTTGCTAATTGTGTTTACAGTAGATTGATGGTTTTGGTGTTTAGAACAATAAAAAGCACCAGGTATCAATACTGGTGTGTCACATAAAGCGCATGTCACCCCCTTATTCTCCTTCTCATTTCCTACTTGGATGATGTTGTTTTGCATAATCCATTCCTCCTTTAGATTTTTAAAAATGTGTTGGTGGTGATGGTTGCTTGCGCCTCCGCTAATGCGGCAACCCCACGCCATTCAGCAGCCACGCCCTGCTCGGAGTGGGTGGGGCGACGAACGCCATCAGAGGCGCACAACCAACAACCACGTATCCCTCGCAATTTTTTTTTAAAATTTTTCCCTATATAGGCGTTTCCCTAAGTTTGTGGGCCTGCCTCAAAATTTTTTTATCCAATTTTCTGCCTATTTAGTGTTTCCCTATGTTATAATAGTTTCATGTAATGCATTACAATAAAGGGAGAGATGATTATGGCGGCAGAAACTATGGTTCAACGAATACTCAGAATGATTAATGAGGAATTGAAGTTCCTGTATGAAGAGATGAGGGATCTTGATCGTAGGTATATTGAATGTCAGAAGAAAGTACGTGAACTCAAAAAGACAAAGGAATTAATCGAAAAAGAACTGATGGGACAGACAAACACCCAAGCAATCGACAAGCCAACACCTCCCCCGATCCGCAGTATTACAGAAGAAATCAACTTCACAACAACTTACCCAAGCAATGAATAGAAAAGGAGGATAACCTTTCATGTCTGAAACAAAAAAGCATTTATTGTATGAAAAAGTACTTCCAATTGTAAACGAGTGTGAGTTTTTGCAATTAAAGCCAGAAGATGTTGCGGTAGTTGCTGTCATTAGAGAGTTCGTGAAATCATATCAAAGCGAACAATACCTGCAGCGGGAGATTAAAAAGCTAAATCAAAGAAAGCAAAAAATGGAGATAGAGGTTCTTGAAGAACTAGAAAACCAACAAGAACTATTAATGGTTTTAGAGAAAATCTCAAATCCTGAGCAACTAAAACGATTAAGGAAGCAGGCCGAGGAATTTCGGGTTATTAGTGAAAATAAAGAGGAAAAGGAGAAGTAGGTATGAGTGCAGTATATGCAAATGAACAGATAGCAACACCACTAGATATGTGGAGTGCTATCTCTCATCGATATTCGGATTTTACAGAGGAAAAGGTAATTGAAGAATGTCGCATATGTTTAGATATTCAAGAAGGTCAAGAGTCGTTTGTAGAGTTATCTTACTACGAACTAACAAATCCAGAAGTGATTTATGACGAGGAGCCAAAAATCAAACGATTCCGCTTACAACCTCATGAGGTCCAGGAAATGTTTAGAGAAATAAAAGAAATTATAGAGTTGCCATCTTGTGTATATAAGTTGTATACGGAGTTAAATTCTCATCGAATACCTGTCTTCCGAATCGAAATGACTCCTATTCTCAAAAGTGTATAGTTCATTGATTTAAACAAACTTGAGGAACAACCTTAGTAAAACATAGGGAAAAACCTTACGAAAAAATTTTCGGTCGGGCTTCGCCCAATTATTAGGGTTTGGGCATTAAGGGGGAGAATCAATGACCTATTTTGCAATACACCGCAGAATGCTCATTGAACGGTTTATTCGAGCGGAATTGTACTCTCGTATCAATCGGGAAATCTTGATGAAATGCCAAAAGAAGGGGAGTAGACAAAGTGGAACTCATAGCACAGTATATCGAAATTGATGAACCCAGAAGAGTAGATTTGCGGTTTTTAGATGTTCCTCCGATGTGGAGAGCCTTTCATGAAAGTACAGAACATAAAATCAGTATATTTGCAGGAAGGCAAATGGGGAAAACATATAACTTAGCTTTACGGGCTGTTCGCTCTATGTATGATTGTGTCGTGTATGTGCGTGATCATTATATGGTAAAGAGTATGGCCAACTTGATTGCTGATCTCAGTCCAGAATCTCCTGTCATAAGGATGTGTTCGAATTATGCTAGTGTTATATTGGGTACCGGGAGACACATTGACATTTATGCCTTTTCTGCACCTAACATCCGTGGAAAACGATTTATGATGAAAGAAGTTTTGATAGATGAGTTCGATTGCGAAAGGTTTGAAATATTGTTAGAAAGAGTAAAGTTTGAGCTCGATCGTGCGATACATGTAGTATGTGTAGGAACTCCAAGTATAAGTCCTGACACACCGGGAAAACGATGGTTTAAGGAATCAGGAACAAAATATTATATTGATATGATTCATGTTCCAGAAGATATGGAGCAATGGGCACATGTATATGAATATCGTCCGAGTGCTCTCCAGAATGTTATTGATCGTCTTCCACCATTAGAGTATGATTATTCTTTTTAATTTTTTCTATAAAACTATTGAAATGCATTACAAGAAATAGTATATTATAGATGGGTGGTTTATTCCGATTACGGCACATGGATATGTGCTTCTCCTCTCCCAATTGTCTGGCGGTTATCGCCGTTTCCGGAGGGCCCACTCATCAACCACATCCTCTTTAATTATATATTTTTGGAGTGGGCCTACTTAAATCTGATACATGGGTAGATCATGAATTGTAGCGGTAAGACACTCCTGCTTAGGAGACACCAGACAGGTGGCAAACATCATACATGAAAGGCTTTTCTTGTTTGAGCCTTATCAAGCAAGTGGTGAGCCATTTGAAATAACCCTTTCATATTTATAGCCATGAAGGAACACACTCCAGTAACCCACGGGTCTGGAGTCCCCATTGCCTAGTAGCTCAGTGGTAGAGCAATCGGCTGTTAACCGATCGGTCGCAGGTTCGAATCCTGCCTAGGCAGCCAACCTCTATTCTAAAAGATTGAAATAAATTATACAGTGGCTGAATAATGGATTGGCAGTCCATAAGGCAGTCATGATGCCTGGGATGAGAAACAGTTGTCTGAGATGGCAGAGATCATCCTTTGAGACTTGATGAAGTCGAATGGTATGTAGGTGTTCCATTTATATAAGAAGCTTAATGCACTCTAGCTGGCCGGCGTGATAGGGGAGGATAAAGAGTGGTTAATACGTAATCCCACGCCCCAACGGTAAAGCGTTATCGTGGTTGATGTGTTGAAAGGCACTATAAGGCACGCTAGAGGTGCTGTCGCATAAAACCACGAACTCGATGGACTAGTATACAGTATGTGACATTTGAATCTAATCCACGCCATGTGACAGTTATGGGTAATCAATCCCATCCAAGATAACGAGGTAATGTGGAGTAGGAGTAGCTAACCTACAAGAGCATTATTCTCCTTGGTGGCAGAAAGAAGTGCTTATATAAATGGTTGGAGGTGGAATCCTCCTTGTATAATTTATTTGAGTCTTTTAGTAAGAGGCTCAAGTGTTTTGATACTATGGGTTGTAAAGCCCACCACCTTTCTTTTTTGTATATAAGTCAACAACTCCTTTCGACATGGCAGGATTTTTTCCTCATTATTAAGGTATTATGAGTGAGGTTTTTGCCTGCCACACCATATTAATAGTTACACCAATTTAGGTGTTAACTATAGATTCATACCTTGTACGACGCATTAATAATACCTCCGGGGCATATAAGAGGGAGATTTTTACTGTTGGTCTGCACAGGTTTTTGCTCCCCGCCCTAAAGGGCATTCGAGGTTTTTATGACATCTCCTTTTTCCCTTGAGTGCCTTTTAGGGTGTGGGGTATATGCTCAATCCCAACTGCCCACCTCTAGGTATTGTTGTGTCTTACGAGTAACTTGTGCCAATTTGAATGGGAAAAAGCACTAGAACGTGTATAGATTCTAGTGCTTTTTCTTTTTTTATTTTTTAGATTTATTAATTTTATATTTTAATAATTTATTTTTTAAGTTTTTATTTTTTCTTGTAATGCTCGTCTATAGTATTGAAAACCTAGGGAAACTGTGGTAATATTATCATCAGTTAGACATATTAGACAAATTAGACAGGATAGACAAAAAATGGAGGTATGATAAATGATGCAAACTGAATATCGTGCTAAGCCAGGAAAAGCTTCCAAGAAGCAAGTAGAATCGATGCCTTTGTTGGTATCTATTGATGTAGGTTTTGGTGAATTGAAACGGTTATCCAATATCTTTCCGCACCCAGTAGCGATTCCAAGTGCAGTGGTTCCTGGGGCAAAACCAGCATCTAGTCGTTTATTTGAGCTTCAAACGATTGATGATGATAGTTTGATTGTCACAACAGAAGATGGAACATTCTTTGTTGGAAAGCAAGCCATGCATGTGCCAACAAGCGGAAGTAAGCGTACACAGGTGCGTGATCGTGCAAATGACATGATGAGTCGTGTACTATTCCAAACAGGCATTGCGTTAAGTGTTCCACATGAAGATGGAGAGTACAAGGTATTTGTTGTAACAGGGCTACCAAATGATGATTACGATTTATCCGTGAAAAAGAATCTAGAAGAATTCTTGCATCGCTCTTTTGTTGTGCAATTCCATCTTAGTGAAACACGCACGATTACAAAAACCATTCATGTGGTTGGAGTTGAAATTTTACGTCAGCCGGAAGGTTCGGTGACTTATAATCAGTTTGATTTTGATGTAGAACGCTTCCTAGTTCCAAGTCCAAATGCTCGTCGCACATTAGGTATTATTGATTTTGGTCATTTTACGACAGATTACGCTTTATTCCGTGATGGTATTTTGATTGAAGATGCAACCATCAATGGGTCTGCTGTAGGAGTGACGGAGGTTTATAATAAGCTGCGTCGTCGTCTTATTGTAAAATTTGATGAAATGGGATATGAATACCGTCCAACGGATGAAGATTTGGATATGGCGGTGCGTACGCATAAGATTCATTATATGAATCAGGAGTTTGATGTATCTAAGGAAGTCCAAGAAAGTGCTAAAGAAGTGGCAGCCATTATTGCAAAAGAAGTATTGGATGCATGGGGGAACGAGACAAATCGATTGGAATCTATTATCGTTTCCGGTGGCGGCTCTCACGTCTTTTCGAATTACTTGTTAGAGGAGTTTAAGATTCGTAAAAAACAAGGTTTCCATGTGATTGATGCACCACAATTTAGTAATGTCATTGGATTCTATATGTACGGTTGCATTGCGTTATCTGATGAATATTCATCTGAAGCACTCTTTAGTGAATATATTAATCCAGTATTTGTGGAGGCTTTATAATGGCAAAGGATAGATTATACGCTCGAATTCGGGAAGACGACGTAATCATTCGAGAGCATTTTGCCAATATTAAGCCGAGTGACCATCCATATGAAATTAGAAGATTATTAGAAAAAGCGATACTGATTGAAAGAAAAGAGAAGGAAATACTTGAAAAAGTGGAAATTCGCATAGGGCAGGACTCATAATCGGGTCCTGCCTTTTTGTATGAGCGGACACCCAATTACAGAAAAAATTCAAGACCTAGTAAAATAATGGTTAAGGAGATACTGCACCACCTCATATAGCACCGATGGGGATTAGGAGGATTGAGATGGGTATCTCCTTTTTGTGTACACAAAAGGGAGGAACAAACGATGAGTAAAACAGGACCAAAAACGGAGGCAGGATTGCAAGCTGTTTCAGAACACGCCCGTAATCTGGATCACTCTGCATGGACTCAAAATCCAGAAGCCGTTCAAGCTATTGAGATAGCTAAACGATTACGCCAAACCAAACATGGCATGTATGCTGCGGTGCCGATTATTTGTAAAGCGGAAGCTTGCCCGTATGCAGAAGCATGTGAATTGCAGCAAATGGGGCTTGCTCCATACGGAGAAAAATGTCCAATGGAGATTGCGGCTATTGAGGATTTATTTCAGCGATATTGTCATGATATGAAAATTGATCCGACAGACCCCGCTCAACAAGTAGACGCTATTATGGTCAAAGAAGTCGTAGACTTAGATATTGCCATGCTTCGATGTGATAAAAAAATTGCCATTAGTGCAGATTATATTATTGAGAACGTAGTCGGAGTTAACGAGGATGGAGAGGCCATTACTCGTCAAGAATTGCATCCGTTAACAGAGTATAAAGAAAAGCTACGAGCCCAAAAGTATAAAACATTGAGTTTATTGAACTCTACACGAAAAGATAAACAAGGTTCTAAAGTGCATGTGGTTCTTGACCCATCCGAACGAGCAGCTCAATTGATTAAATTGAAAGAGGACATGAAGCTGATTGAACAACAAGAGGAAGATGCGGAAAAAGCGTATTATGAAAAAATGCGTCGTTTACAAAAGACTGTGATTGATGTCGAACCGATTATCGAAGATGCGGAATAAAAAGGAGGGATAGTATGAGACAGGCATTTAGAAACGCCTTTTATCGTTCAGTCTTGAATCGGGCGACTCCCTATCAAAAAACCGACTTAAAAGAAAATGCGAAAGAGCTAAAAACGCACTTCAGAGAAATAGGAGAAACCGTCCGAAATCATGTCAGAGATAATTATAACCCCAAAGATCCTTTCTTTATGAAAGATCCTCAAGGACGCAACATTAATAACTTATGGACCGGATACAAGCTCGGTGGAAAAGGAAATTTACTAGCTGCAGGAAGCATCTTAGGTGGAGGTACAATTATCGCCACCAATCCACGTCATTATCAATCTTTGTATAATCAAGCATATTACATTCCAGCCATGAGCGAAGAATTGGATGTAGAATCATTGCCTTCTACACGAGCGGATGGAGTAGGATATCAAGCAGCAATAGGAAACAATCCTATGTTAACTACATCAGGTGATTTGGTGTTTGCGATGCACAAAACTCGTCATACCGGTCAATTTTAAAGGAGGTGTATAAATGGCAGGAGTTCAGCAATCACCTAACAATGCCGAAGGCCGTATTCATGAATTAAATAAAAAGGGGATTCGATTAGGTGGCGGTCTATTAAACTACGGTTTTATTGGTTTGGATACGGCTTTGCGAATGAAGGAAGGAGAATCCGCTCCTGTGGCAGTAGGGAAAGCTCTCTTAACCAATGCAGCTTTATCATTGCTTCCGGGTGGTTTACCGGCTGCACTAGGAGTTATGGCTGTTGCCTCTGCTCCGGAATTGATGAATCAACTGGACCAAGCTGCCGGAGCTATAAATGCAAAGAAACGTCAATTTGGTGGGAACTTTCAAGAATCGGAATCTCAATTACGGATGATGCAACAGGGGTTATCTCGCATGCAAAATGCTCGGATGCATGCCGTTCGAAAAATGGCCAATCATGCAAGAGGAGCACAAAAGGTGTATTAGAAGGAGAGGTGAAAAGAAATGGCAGTTGCAAGCAATGAGCCTTATCAGCGAGTGTCACGAGATAATGGTGTCTTTGATGGAATGTTTATTGGCATGGCGGTTGCAGCAGGTGGAGCTAGTGCAGGTGTCTTTGGTGCTCGTATGAATTATAACGGCATTGATAAATCTGTGCAAGCAGCACAAGGCCGAATTAATGCAGGGCTAGAGGCACTTAGTAGTCGGGAGCAAAAGGCATTAGAACGATATGATAATAAGATTGATCGCATCATTAACCGAGAGCGCACAGCAGGTGTGACCGGTAATGTAAATTCTCGTTTAGAGAGACGTAATCAAAAGAAATTAATGAACAATCCAAATATAGTAAATTTATATAATAAGTATTTTGTAGAGAAGCCTCTTAATCGATTAGAAAGAAATCATCAAAAGACAATGGAACGAATTCGAACGGATTTTAATCGACTGGTTGAACAAAATGCTCATTTTGAAGATCCTTCATATATCAATAATCAAAAAGCCAATCATATTTATCGCAAGCATATGGGCGGTTGGAAGAATGCCGCTATTATTGGAGCGAGTGCTGTGATTGGTGGTGGTATTGGCATGATTACAGACGCATTGATGGAATAATTTAAAGAGGGGTGAATGACAGTGTTAGCAAGTAACCAACCATATCAACGAGTAGATGATGGAGTTGGCGCAGGTCTTGTCACAGGAGCCATTCTTGGTAAGATGGCTCACGGAGCTGTAGGAATGGGACTTGGATATAAAGCTATTCAAGCATCTGGAGGGATTGATGCGCTTACTGAAAGAACAACAAGGGATATGGAGCGTTTTCAAAGGATGACCAAAACTCCAAAACAACAAATGTTTGCAGGAATAAGGGTGGCAGATAGAGCAGCAAGAAAAGCTATTGATAGCATGGATGACGGGCTTCTTAAAAATGTTGCAAGAACCGGATATGGAAGTACGAAACGTGCCATGATTTCCGGCGGTCTTAGTGTTTTAGCCGGAAGTATACTGGGAGCTAGTATTGATGCGATGAATGATTAAGGAGGGATCATATATGCCATTAGATAGTAATCGTCCAGTGCAAAGAGTAAATAATGGTGGAGATGGTATTTGGGATGGTGCTGGATGGGGGATAGTTGCTGGCACAGGAGCAACAGCCCTTGCTTATGGTGCCTCTGTTCACGGAGCTAAGCATCTCCGAGATTTGAATACTACGTTAACAGGCGTGAGACAAGGCAAATTGTATGAGAAGAATGCTCGATGGGCGGCATTTGGAAAACGCCATTATTCAGAAGCAGCATTACAAACCAAAGCTCTCAAAATGGAGCAACGAGCGGCACGAATGAATTCTATGTTAGGAAATGTACAAAAAGCTGGTGATTTTGCATTCGGTTCGTCCAAGCGAGCTATCATTTCAGGGGCTACAGGATTGCTAGGTGGTATGATAGCAGGAACTATTACAGACTCCATGAATTAGTGGGTGATTTGGATGTTAGTTTCTAATCAACCAATTCAACGTATTCATGCCCAAGAGGATAGTAATAGTACCTTGTACCGGAATATAGGGGTTCATGTAGGATTAGGTGTTGCTATGCAAGCTGGACAAGAAATGACTCTTCAAACCTTATATCGAAGCACCAAAAATCCCAAATTAAAAGAAAGTCTCCGAACGGCTTTATATGTGGATTCAAACATTCAAGAGTCAGGTATCGTGAATCCCATTACAGGTACGAATTATTACGCCAAAATGAAAGAGGGAAAATTGAAAAATCTTATCGGGAAAATTCCTGTGTATGGTCAAAGTACATTCAAAGGCCGTGCATTAGGTTATGGAATGGCAGTTGGAGGAGGAATACTGTCAGGAATATTACAGACCCAAATTACTAAGCAATAACGGGTGACAGTATGAGTGTACAAGCCATTGAACTAACAGAAAGACAAATGGACGAATTAGAATCGGAGATTCGAACGGATCCGGTAAAATGGGCATACTGGAAACTCAAAGATCCAAAAGGAAGACCGTGGAAAGCCCGTTGGTACCAAAAGAAAATCATTGACGGTATTATGAAAGGTGATCGTCGAATTGCCGCTCGTATGGGACGACGGGTAGGAAAAACAGAAACCATGGTTGTCTTTTGTTTATGGTATGCCTTTCATCATAAAAATGCTCGCTTGCTAATTGTTGCTCCGTATGAGCATCAAGTCCGATTAATATTCATGCGATTATCAGAATTGGTGCGAGATAGTGATGAACTGCATCATTCTGTAACCATTACCAAAAATCCGTTTATTGCTTCTTTTGGAAATGGTTCTAAGATTATGGGGTTTACAGCAGGGGCCAACTCTGGTACACAAGCGGGTGCGAGCTTGCGTGGTCAGCGTGCCGATTGGATTTTTATGGACGAAGTCGATTACATGAGCCGTGAAGCGATTGACGCTACCATTGCAATTTCTTATGAAGACCCAAAACGAATTGGAATTTGGGTATCTTCTACACCTACCGGAAAGCGAGATTTCTTCTATGAAGTTTGTACAAATCCTGATACGGGATACAAGGCTTATCATTTCCCATCTCATGTAAACCCGGATTTTGATGAACGCATGGAAGGCGAGCTTCGTGCAACGATGACCGTACAAGGTTATATTCACGAAGTTGAAGCGGAGTTTGGAGAAGAAACCATCGGAGTATTTAGCAAATCAGCGGTAGAGCGAGCAAAATCGCAATATCTTTACAGTTATCGAGAATTAAACGTGTGGGAGAAGGAACAGTACAAAAAACAGGGCTACAACATAGATGACATTATCTTCTTCCCGGAGTATACTAAAAGAAATCCAGCCCCTCCTGCGATTCGGGTTGTAGGGGTAGACTGGGATAAAAACGCAGCTTGCTAAGTAAATGGGTGGTATGATGCTCATATGCTAAGATTCCACTCAAAAGAGAATCTCATTAAGCTATATGAGTACATGTATGAAAATCAGACAGTATGCTTACCAAGAAAGTTAGAAAAATATCATGAAGCATTAGCAAGATGCAATTATTGTCCCCTTCAGGAGTAATCCTGTCGATATAAACCGGGTGAATTGCTGGAATCCCCTTAGAGCCAATTTGACCACAACGTAAGGATGAAATAAGCCTAAACGTGACGGTTTGAAAACAAATTGGATTGGGTAATCAGCAGCCAAGCTCCGAACAGGAGAAGGTTCAACGACTATCTCGTAAGAGAGTAGGGTTCAAGTGAACTCGAAGTGCCCGGCCCCTTTTACAAGAGGGTGATGATATAGTCTGAGCTTACATGAAAGTGTAAGAGGGTTGTCGGAAACGGGCAATCCGTAACACAACTGAAATATGCAGAAGCTACTCAAATTATTGTTACAGAATTTGATGAGTTATTAAAGAAATTCCGAGTAGCAAAGAGATATGAGATTCCTCGTGGAGATTTTACGTACGACAATGCCGTACAAAAATTAATTGAAATCAATGAAATTTGGAATCCAAAATTCTATTACATTGATGCGGGGCATGGTAATGTAGCATAATTTGTTTTCACCCTGTATAATCAAATTATTAACAAAAAAGGGTGAGAGATTATGTTTCCTGAATGGTATCAAGAAGCAGAAAGATTATATGTAGATGAAAAGCTTTCTTATACAAAGATTGGACAAATACTTGGTGTTGGAAGAAAAACAGTAAGCCACTATTTGCGAAAAGGTGGACATGAATCGAATTTAAAATTTTATCCTAATGTAGACCACAGCAAGTATAGAAAGTATCAAATTGACGAATCAGTTTTTGAAACCATAGATACAGAAGAAAAAGCATACTGGCTTGGAATGTTATATGCTGATGGCAATGTGTCTGATCGTTCAAATGATATAGAAGTCACTTTACAAGCAGAAGATTATAATCATCTGTTAAAGTTAAGGGATTTCTTTAAAACTGATAAACCCGTCTACAAAAAGGATAAAAAGAAATACGATAAAACCTATGAAGGTTACAGGCTTATTATTTGTAGTAAGAAAATCAAACAAGATTTGATTCGATTAGGTTGTTTACCTAGAAAATCACATATACTTCAATTTCCTACAACAGAACAAGTCCCAGAACATTTGATGTCTCACTTTGTGAGAGGATATTTCGATGGCGATGGTTGTATTACATTTGCTAATAAAGGAGTTACATTAGTCATTGAGTTATTAGGGACAGAAGATTTTCTTACTCAATATTTAATTTGGTCTGAAAGAAATCATCATCGCATTCATGATTTTAAACATTCGAAGGAAACCAAAAGAGTCCAACACTTTGGTGAAGAAGCTAGATTTATATTAAATCGCTTATATGTAAATGCCAATGTGTATCTTGAAAGGAAATATAATCTTTATAAAAATTATGCATTGCCGTCTAATGGGGAAACTCATTAGAGTATCAGAGCGGAATGAAGCGGGAAAGCTGAGATGCTAACCCGAACCGAAGGCTAGGCAAATCCTAGTCAGGGGCAGAGCATAGGAGCTGACCGGTAACAGGAATAACGCTCCCACGAGGCCGCTCCACCCAAACCGTCAAGGTCGGTGGGTGAAAAGGTATGCCGAGCTTGCGGGAAATGAACCGTAAGAAGTAGAGGATAAAAAGCCTTTACGATAACAATACTGGAGTATCAAATTGAAATGCTTCGAAAATATGGACGAGATAATCCAGAAAGCGGCATGCTTCAAAAGGTGAAACGAATCCATTTCTCTGAGAAAATTGAAATTCGTGATCCTGGTACAAGAGAAATTGACAAAAAAGATGTCAAAAACTTTATGGTTAATCAAACTAGTATTCTTCTTGAACGGGATCAATTGGTGTTATCACCGTTTGACGATATGGTGTGGAAGCAAATGATGGATTATCAAGTTGTTCGAATTTCTCAAAATGGTAAGCCAATTTATACATCGGAAAATGAGCATGCATTAGATGCGCTCATGTTAACGATTTTAGGATTTACAATTGAGTTTCCGAACATCACAAAAATTCTTGAAGAAATCAAAGTAGCACGAAAGGTGTTACCATTTCAAAATAAAATTCAAGAATCTCTTCAGGAAAAAGTGTTTGGCGGAGAACGGGATGTTTATCAACCTATTAAATCAAAACCGGAAAGAGAAGAGAAAGATAATCCTCGTTGGCACTGGCAAAAGGTTGCTTTAGGGTATTCAAAAAGAAAAGTTACCGCTAATCCGTGGGGACGGGGGCAAGCAAAAGGAATAGGTTTGTCACGGTCTAAGTTTTAAAAATGGATAAAAATATTTTTTATTTTTTATGAAAATCGGAAAGAAAAAATAATTTCATAAAAACTTTGGGAATGCCGGAAGTAATGCGTTGTCCCTGTTGCAACCTTTCACGTTGTAAACAGGTGGAAGGCATAAATACCCCCTGTATCCTTTTTTCTTTGGCTTGGCTCATCTTTCATCTCTTTCCCTTGCCCCTGCGGAAACGCAGGGGTTACATATTGTTTAGGGAGGTATAGTAATGTCAGAATCATTTGATCAGTTATACGGAAAAAAAGGAATTGATACGTCGTATGAGCGTGAAACATTTACATATCGTCCAACATGGAAATATGAAAAGAAAGATCTAGACCAACTATTAAGAGAAGAAATCAAGCAATCCATTGAACGGGCACGCACGTTTACCATTGCCCAAAACCTTTTAGAATATGATGAGCTAATTGCTGATATCGGACAAATGTTACGAGATTTAGAATCTCGAAATCCAAAAGAAAAAATAGAGAAACTTAAAGAACACTTATCTCAAAAAGATTACCGAGCCCTTTTTGCATTTGAACGAGAACATAGTAGCTATCAGGATACGGGTGATTACGAATTATATTCACTGCTTTTTCATATGAAAGAATCTCTTCAGGTTCGACGGGATTTTATAGATCGGCATTTTCGTACACAAATTACCCATGAAACTGAAATTAAAAAAATTGAAGAAGCAGAAAGAAAATCCATTGAAGAGTGGGAATATCTTGAGGCAAAGGTAATGGAAGGATATGCCCTGTTAGCTCAACAAGATGAAGACGAAATTCACCCAGCAGATGATACGTCTTTATTTATCAATACGCATGAGTTGAATTACGAAATATTAGAAGACTGGGAAAAACAAAAACGTAATCGAGAATTGTTGCACACATCTTTGGCAGATAGTTCCTATGTGCATCGAAATCGTTATTTTATGTTTTTAGAAATTGTAGAAAAAGCCAAAATCCTCGTTTATTACCCAACACAGTTAATCGATAAAAATCTCAAAGAATTCATTTTAAGCTTAGGTGATTTGTCAGATTTTTCATCCCCAAAAACTCATTTGATTTTACAGTTTCGAAAAATTCGAGAACGTCATGATTCCTTGAAAGGGAAAATGATGACGATTGATGATGAAAAAGAGACATTTGCTTCTGAGAAACATTATCTGTACCAACAAATTGAAACAAAAACGATTGAGCCTTTAAAGCAATGGTTACATGAACAGCAAGAGAATATTAGTGGAGCTTTAGATTTATTCTCGCAATATATGGTATCTTCCATGAAGGAAACTCGCCAGTCTTATGAGCAAATCCTAGCAGATTTATTGAATTTTTATAAATCAGAAGCTCACTATTATGAACAACAAATTTACTTTTTAAGAAAAAAAGAAGAAATCCGCAAATTTTACAGAATTCTTGAGGATTTAGAAGATGTAGAGAAAATTCATAAGGAATGGGTGGAAGAGTACCTCAAGGTGAACGGATATAGCGTGTGAGCGGGTGTGTAATGCATTACAAGAATCATGTATAATAACTGTGAATTACATTATTTGACGAAAAACAGATAAACAAGAAGGAAAAGGGGGTTTCATTCTTGGCGAAACTCTGGAATCGGTTGATTAAGAATTTTACGCTCAAGAATGCTCCCTCTGGCGGTAAGTCTAGTGGTGGGGTAGGAGCAATTAATCGTGATCCTAAAGCCATGCAGGTAAAGCGAGTGGGTTATCAGTTATCCAATGGAGCTAGTGGTGGTGGTCGAGAGAACTTTGAAGGACCAGAAGCAGATTTTAATCTGATCGATACCGCCATTAAAAGAGACTCCTATGTTATGCAAACGATGATGAAATATGGTGAGCTCATTTTTAAAAGTGGTTGGTATTTTAAAGGGAAGAATGAGCAAGCTTTGCAATATTTAAAGCTTCGTTTAGAAATGATGGCAGTAGCAACAGGAATACCAACGGAATCGTTATTCCAAGGTATTGCTGATGATATCGTACGTTATGCCAATGCATTTCTTGTGAAAGCTAGAGCTAAAGGAGGAAAAGGATTACCTCCTGGGCTTTCAGCTATACCGATTCCTCCCGCAAGAGAACCAATCGCCGGCTATTTTCGGCTTCCTCCGCATACGATTACGATTGCGAGAGATCAAAACGGCAATATTCTGAAATATAGACAAGAAGTGCAAGGTGCGGAAAAGCCGATTGATTTCCGACCGGAGGATATCATTCATATTACTGTTAACCAACCTGTAGGGCGACCATTTGGTGATCCGTGGATCGCTCCTGTGTTAGAAGATGTAAGGCTGCTGCGTAAAGTAGAAGAAAATGCAGCTCTCCTCTTGTATCGACATATCTTCCCACTTTTGGCTTACACAGTTGGTATTGATAAGCCGGGTTATGAAGCAACCGATGACGAACTTGAAGAACTTCGTAGTGTTATTGAGAATATACCGACAGATGGGGCGATTGTTCTTCCTGAGCGTCATAAAATCGAAGCAATCAAAATTGATACCATTGACGGAAAGCCATATTTAGAATATTTCGAACAGCGTGTATTTACGGGCTTAGGAATGAGTACGGTTGACATGGGTCGAGGTGATACGGCTAACCGAAATACTGCTGATGCAATGGGTGGTATCAAAGCTGATCGAGTAAAGGGATGGCAAAAGGCTCTCCAAATTCAAATTGATAAATACATTGTAGATGAGATTCTGGTGGAAGGCGGATTTGATCCGCTAGTGAATCCTGAATTTGATGTTAATTTTGTGTTTGAGGAAATCGAACAAGAACGCAAAATCGCCAAAGAAAATCATGCCATATTGAAATGGAACTCTAACCTTGCAACATGGGAAGAAACCCGTGTGGAATTAGGTTATGATCCAGTTGCTGATGAAAGTCGATTACATTATCAAATGATTGCAATGGCAACAGCAGAACATGCAAATCAATTAGCAATGCAGGCAACAACAGCAAAGGAAGTTGGCAATAAAAATGCACCAGAAAATCAAAATGGGAAGCGTTCAGGGCCTAAACGAAGTACAGAAGCTCTTGAAGAATCGGTTTTTAATCATTTGCCCGTTAAACAATATCAGAAATTGCAAGAATCACTTGCTATGTTTTACCGGGAATTAGAAGAAGATGCGATTCAAATCGTGCAGGCCTATGTAGAAAAGAAAGTCTTTCCGATGAAAGAGCCAAAAGAATGGCTATCTTCCTTTCATTTCAGCAAAGATAAAATGCTTCGAGTTATACAGCAAAGCACTCAATCCGCTTTGTCAGAGGGTGTTACAAAAGCACGAAGCGATATAGGACGTAACGATTATCCGGGAATAAATTCGAGAAAGGCATTGCAAGTTATTAGGCAATATGCTTCGGAGTCTTTAGAACAATTAGAGGCATTTTTAAAACAATCTTTATCAAAAAAACTGGAAAACTCTCAAAATACAGAGGATGCGTTATTAGCGATTAAAGGTATTTTTACTACAACTAAACATCGAATGACGTTCTTGAGTAAAACATTATTAGCCAAATCTTACAATTTCGGTTATGCCTTAGCATTGATGAAGTACGGGGAAGAGCAAGTGAAACCTGTATATGAGGGTACTTGTTTAACCTGTCAAGAAAAAGCGTCGCAACTCATTTCACTTCAACAATTTTCATCACTTGATGAAATTGCTATATTCTATCGCATTCCACCATGGCATCCAAACTGTGAATGTCCTTTAGAAGTCGTTAAGGGAGGTGAAACAGAATGAGGTATACATTGAAGGAACATCAAGAAAAAAAGTTGATTTCCGGTCAAGATTTAGTAGAAAGTATAGGGATTTTAGGAAAAATCAAACCGGATACAGTAACAAAGTTGACGGAATCTGCTAAAGGAAAGAAAAATCGAAAATTAATTGTTCAAATGGAAGCAATTCACGTAGGACGCACAGCTAACTATACGTTCTATACAGAAGAAGGATTGCGAGCGGGACTAGAATCCTGGACACACCCGTATAATAAGCCAGTTTTAACACATCACAATGCCTATAGTGGTGAGCCAATTGGTCGTATTCTCCGAGCAGAATTTGCGGAGTCTACCTTATCGGGTCGAAAAGGTTTGATTTTTACATGTGAAATCACAGACCCGGATGCGATTGAGAAAATTCTAGATGGTCGCTATCAAACAGTATCCATTGGTGCGACGACAGATAAAGTGACATGCAATATCTGTGGAACCGATCGCACAAAGGAATGGTGCGAGCATTGGCGTGGAGAAGAATACGAAGGTCAAACCTGTCATTTTATTATTGGTACCACATATGGTCGAGAAGTATCGTATGTCAATGTTCCTGCTGACGAAAATGCAGGAAATATTTCGGTGACGATTGAGGATGAAGATGATAATGGTACCAAAGAATCAGCCGTCCTTCAAATCTTCCAAATTGCCGAGGGCTTGATGCAAAACATCAACCTTCCGGATGTGAATTTGTATGAGAGTGCAAGTGATGATCTTAAAAAGTTAATTGATGGATTGCTAGATTTAGAAGAAGGGAGCGCACCAAAGATGGGTCAAGGAAATCAAACACCAGGTCAAACACCAATCAATGAGTCTGAATTACAGACAAAATTAACAGAAGCTAATAATCGTATTTCTGCTTTAGAAACAGAGCTTCAAGAAACAAAAAATGCTTTGGCCAATATAACAATTGAAAAGTCCAAAGTCGATACATTACTTACAGAATCTCAAGCAGAAGTAGAACGGTTAACAAACGAAAATGCTGAGCTTGCGGCAAAAGCGCATCGAGCTTTGGCTGAAAAGGTAGTAGATATGAAACTATTCCTTCGTAAATCTGATGTCATTGGTATGACACGAGAGCAAGCTATTGAAGACCATATTCAGCGAACAGAAGAATCATTAAACGACGCTGTAAAAGATCTACAGGCAGAAATGCAAAATACAAATGCGATGCGTGGAGTTGTGGTAAATCCAGGCTACGCAGGCGATGATAATAATCCAAATCAACCACAAGAACAACAAGAGTCAAAAATGACAGTGGATGAAGCTGTCAACATGTTTAAAGGCATGTTTGGCCGCAAAAGACGATAAGAAGGAGTGAAAATGAGATGGCATTATTCAAAGGTATTACTGGCCCTTTAAGAGATACGCCAGACCAAAAATTTAGAACAAACACAAAACTACAAGCAGGTACACACGACTCGCCAGGTGAGAAATTTTTAGTGGACCCACGTCTACCACGTTTATTCCGTTATCATTTTGGTGGCGATGGATGGGTAGTTATTCCAAAAGGTCGTGTTGTTGCTCCAGCAACTAATGGTGGCAAAAATGACGATGGACGTTTTGAAGACTTTGATTTAGGCGTGCCATACAATGCACTTACTCTTGCTAACGGTGGCGTTGATGTCACAGAAGTGGGACGTGATGGAAACGAATATGTGCGAACAGCTAACAAACCAATTGGTGTGGCATACGCTAACTTATACGAGCAATTCTTGGATGGTTTTAATGGATTCCAGCCAACAGTTGAAAATGAAATCTATATTGAACTGCCTTACATTCCGAATAAATCAGATGCGTATGAAATTCACTGGGGTGCTTTCTATGATGTTGATCCAACACGCCCAGTTAAAGCTGGCGATTTTGTAATGCCAGATGAGTACGGATATGTAATTAAAGCAGACTTTGAGAAAATCCGTGAGCAAATCGAGAGTGCGACCACATTAGAAGAATTAAAGGCAGCATTAAAAGAAGAATCTCGTATGCGTGAGCAAGTCATTGGACAAGTATGGGCTGTTGAGACAAACCTTCCACCGCATGGTTGGTTAAAATGGGTTGGATGGTCGCAAGAAGATATGAAAGAGGATGAATGGAGACTCGCAACGGGTGCTCGTACAGAAGATATTGGAGCTCAAGACGGATTCCCTGGATATCCATATGAAAGAACATATCGCAATTGGGATGTACGCTCTAATAAATATTATCCACAAGGTATTCCGGGATTAACAAATGGCTCTAATATTGAAGTGCCTTTCACGAATGAAGTAATTGGTCAAATTCAGCCAGGCGCATCTGGTCGTCATGACTTCTTCTTGCTGCATACTCCTGCAGTTGAAGGTACGGTAGAAATCTTTGTTGGTGGTCAAAAAATCACTCCAGACTATGTGGATGTCGTATCTGGTCGTGTGGTATTCAGTTATGACAACACGAACGGTACAACTCCGCTAGATGTTACAGCAACATACAAAGCAACTGGACAAATTCCGGGTGTACCAACTGGTTGGGACTTCAAAGGTTCTATCGGTGCTGTACGCATCCTGTTACAAAAGTAAGAAGGGAGACAAAACAAGATGAGATATATTAATGAACATGAGCTTTCTGAACAATCCCTTGACGTTCTAAGACGAATGAAACGTCAATTGGATTTAAGTGAAGACTGGACGCAGATTCCAAAATCTGAATTAGTAACAGTGAAAGAAGCATTAACTACACAAGATGCATCGATTTTAATTCCTCGTGTAATTACAGGGCTTATGCGTGAAGCAGCAGAGCCTTATTACATCGGTTCTGATTTATTACAAAAAGTTCGTTTAACAGAAGGTCGCTCTATTGAGTTTCCATCTATCGGTGCAATGCGTGCGCATGACATCGGGGAATCTCAAAGCTACTTAGAAGAAACTGTAGACTTCCAACTTCACAGAACACAAGAAGTGAAGGTTGGTAAGTCAGGTATGGTTGTCCGTGTAACAGATGAGATGATCAATGACTCTCAATGGGATGTTATTGGTATCTTAGTTCGCAAAGCGGGGGAAGCGATGGCTCGCTTAAAAGAAGAAAAAATCTTCAATAACTTCTCTAAACACGGCCATATTGTCTTTGATAATGATATTCGCCAAAAGTATCCAGAAGCAGGCACAACAGGTATGGATATTGAAGGCAACCTTAATAACACAATGTCTACAGAAGACATGATTGACCTGTTTATCGCTGTCATGGCAAATGGATACAATCCAACAGATGTGCTCATGCATCCATTAACATGGTCTGTTTTCTTTAAAAATGACATTATGCAATCTTTAACACATGCTGCTTTAGGTGGTTCTCAAATCACAAACTTACAAATTACACCGGAGCAAGTGCAAGGACGTATTCCATTCTCTATTAATATTAACTTTACACCATTTGCGCCGTTTAACTACGAAACAAAGAAATTTGATATGTACGTAGTGGATCGCAATAATATCGGTATCTTACTAGAAAAAGAGCCACTCACAACAGAACAATTTGACGATCCAATGCGTGATATCCAAACGATTAAAGTAAAAGAACGTTACGGTATCGGAATCTTAAATGAGGGTAAAGCGGTAGCAACTGCTCGCAACTTAGCGTTCGAGAAGTCTTACCCGGCTCCGGATCGCATCAAGATTGTATCTTAATAGTTTATTAGAAACGCTAAAAGCGGGGGAATGAAGTTTCGTTCGCCCGCTTTTGTATTAAATCATAAGGAGGAAATAGTATGCCTGAATTAACATTAGGTTTGGCACCAGGAAAGGTAAGTTATTACGATAAGCATACAAATTTGTATTTGACGTTAGAAAAGCCAGTACAAAAATTTGTATATCAAGATTATCGTCAATTAGAAGGAATTGCTCATGCATTATTAGCTTCAGTTCCCGCTCTTGTGCTGTATGAAGGAACATTGCCACAAGAAGCTATTGATACATGGAAGGCTAAATATAATAAAATTTTCTATTCTCCGAAAACACGCAATATTGTTGAAAACGGTAAAGTGATTGGTACAGTTCCATATGCGGATCCGGTTCGTAATAGTATGGATTACATAGGTCGTCCAATTACATCTAATCGTGCTTTTGACCGTGCTGATGAAGCTTCTAATAATGTATCAACAATGGCTGCAGAAGAAGCAGAAGAAGTAAAGGTGCTATCAGACGTTGTTGAGGAAGTGAAGGAAACAGAGCAACTAGAAAATGAGGAAACAATAGCAGAAGAAAAGAAAACGACTTCACGCAAAAGAGGCGCAAGCAGCAAATCTGAAAAGTAAATTAGGGAAAGGCGGTAGGGGTCATGCCACTGGAATCGCAGTTTTCTGTGCAAGTCACACAGCCTTACCTAAATAATACATTCCCAATTAGATCTAAAGAGCCACATGATGATCGAATTTTTAAACACATCACATTTCCCGATAACCATGATTCTCTTACACTTCGTTTACGCACCATTAATCGAAACTATATCACAGAATCTAGTGTGTTACAAAAACAAATTCGCACCAATATTTCATCTAGTGATTTAGAGAAGGATATTTTTCGAGTTAAAGCCGTGCTGTCTCAATCAGACCACGGCATCCTTGAATCACATTGGGTGACACAAAAAGAGATAAACGCCCTTTCCGTGTCTACACATAATCAATATCGAATTCGAGGAATTTCCCGTGAAAATTGGAAAAGTGATTGGGTTTATTCAGAATTAAGAGATGCTGAGAACGATTTAATTATTTATAACATGCTCTATGATATTCTCGATCTCCTGATGAGTGTTCATGATGATCAAATCGATTATGTAATGGATTATATTGTTCGTGACACATTCTTGCAGATCATCAAAGAGAATATCCCTCAATTTTCCACTAGTCTAGAGCAGGAGGAATTATTAGAGGCAAATATAGAGGAAATCGTTTCTTTCTTGGCTTCACATTTGCAAAATCATCCTAAAGAACAGATGGTTACTGAACTAGGAGAAGCATTTCTTATTTTATCACGAGAGTTAAAAAAAGAGTTCCAAGAAAGTGTAATGGCATCACCCCTAGAGTTTTCTGATCTATATCGCTCATACCGATTACTCGAGCAATATCAGCACAAGAAGAATGATGCCCTGTACCTTCTTGTAGACATCTTTCTTGAAGACCGGTTAGAAAAAATTCTTCAAAATGCCGATATTGAAGTATTATTGCAAAACCAAGAAGAAATGGGCATTTATTTGAATGGCAAGTATGATTTTAATATTAAAAACGAGTTAATCACATCTATGTACCATGCATCGCCTAACGAGAACTTTGTAACAAGTCTGAATGATGCAGTACAATTGTTATCAGAACCTATCGTGTACGAACATCTAGTGTATCAAAAGGATGAGTCAGTAGAGAAATTCATGCGTTTAGCACTTCGAGAGCTTTATGCACCTTTTGCCGCTATCGATATTCGATTGGCTGAACTTGAGCACGCTTTGGAAGACGCATATGGCTTGGATATAATTGGCAATGTCATTGAATATGCAACTAAGATAGATGACTATGAGCTTCGAAATTTGCTCTTAAACGATATAATCAGTTCTGTTATCCAAGGAGACTTGGATATGAAGAAAGATTATGAAATATGGATTTTGGACCATATGTTGAATTTATTCAAAGATTCAAGAAAAGCTTTATTAATAGAATATCGTTTTCCAGAATTTTTTGAAGTCATCATGGATATTGGTGAATCATTTCGGCATACTTATCGAACCACACTAGAACAAACGCATGAATCCATGACAAACGAGATAACGGAATCATCTCGAATACATGCGACTGCTTGGGGTTCTTTATTAAAGGAATCTTATACAATAGCCTTGCAATCTACACATCAACTTGCAAAAGTAAAAGACATCAAAGATTATCATGAAAATACTCATATAGGACTTCTTGACTATGCTGAAATGTATTGCAAGTGGTTAAAAAAGCAGATAGACGAAAGCTTTATAGCCATGATACGAAATCATGTCAAACATCATCTTACGGATATTGAACAAGATATTCAGGAAGATCTGTTGTCGAATCCGTTGGATATAGCATGGTTGCACGTTATTCAAACGCATTTTTCTATCCACGATGAGTCTTTAATATCGCTGAGGGGTTCTGTTGATCAAGAAGTAATCATCTCCAATTGGGAGCAAGATGAGTATAAGTCCATTCTTCCGAAAGAAGTGTATCACAACTTGTTTAAACACCATCTTCGAGATCCAAATAAATACCGAATCTTAGAGAAAAAACAAACAGAATTATCTCATGAATTGCGTGATGTGTTTAAAATGGATGGAACAGATATTGTGCAATATGCATTAGGAGATATAACAAAAGATTGGCCTTTAGGAGTCTTTAGACTGGGTACGAATACATTAAAAGGTGAGGTGTCAAATTTATGAATTTAAATGTTATTAATAAGCTTTTATCTGTTTTCCCAGAAGGAGAAAAGAAAGAATCCCTACGTCAAAAACTTCATGCGTTGACCATGAAATCTAAGAAGCGAGGTGGAGATGGATTGCAAGATACATTTGAACTTCAACCAAAAGGTCACATTAAAATCGAAGCGATTGATGAACACGGAAATGTTGTTGGCGTTTTAGCTGATCAATCCAATCTAGTTGTTCATGGAGCAGAAGAAATTCTCTTACGTGCATTCTCAGGTGATCCTAGCCGTATTCTTTACAAAAATCGTGTGGTGAAAGCTGCAAATGGTATAACACCAAAAATCTATATTTCCGAAAGCAAATTGAGTGGATCTCCAATTGTAAGTAATGGAAAAGTGATTCATTCGCCAAACGTTCTATGGGAAGTAGTTGATGATAGTTTATTTGATGTGTCTTACGGATATATTCCGAATACCGTTTATATTAAAGAAGAAGCATCTACAGAACCTGGAAAACGAGCATTTACGATTTCAAATGCACCTGATGTTAATCGTGTTCCTATGAGTGCAGAAATTTATTCAACTTATACAAATTTATTCATTGGAATCGGAGAAGGAAAGAATTATTCTGTTCCATTAACGGATTCACGCTTACAGTTTTCGGAAGAATTCACTGTAACAGAGAATCGAGCAGAAGCTACTCAAGAAGGAGCAAGTTTAGAAGTAACGGCAAAAATAAGTAATTTTAAAGTGGAGTTAGAAAAATCTAATACAGGTGCACAAGTCGATGTCTACGTGAATGGACTTCTCCGTGAAACGATTGAAACATTTGATAGTGAATTATCTGAGCCAGATGTATTCGTGTATGAATTAGAAGGACTCGACCATGAAACGGAGACAACCATCCGTTTGGTTCATTCGGGTTCTGATTCTGCTGTTACAACTCCGGTCATGGCAATTACGGGATTTTACTTTGATGCATTGGATAAAAAGATGAATGGCCTTATTAAAGAGTTTAAAAACTTTGAAACAGAATTTCATACACCAACATCTTTTAATACAACCCCAATGGCTCCGTATACCATCCAACTGCCATATTTCCCATTAAAACAAGGGACTATTCAAGTGCAGTATGAGGGGACACAATTTACAGAGGTATCCGATGCGACTCAATTAACTGATACATCATTTGCTGTAGATTATTTACATGGAACATTAATATTTAATCGTGCGTTAACAGGGGTTATGGTCACATATGCCATTACCGGTGAAATTTATGACGCTGAATTAGTTTCTACGATGACTGCAGGGACAGTGGCAGTGCCGACTCAGCAGGAAAAAACAGTAACGGGTGGAGCTGTAAATGGAGTTAAGGATGGGAGTAACCGAGTATTTACACTAGGACGCACCAATATCAAATCGAATACGGTTGTTGTATATAAGAATAACAATCCTTTACAAGTAGGACCAACAGGAGATATCGAATCTATTGATTATCAAACAGGAACCATTGTATTCCATAATGGTAAACAACCTATTTCAAGTGACGCACTAAAAGCAGACTACGTGTACTTTGAAACTGTCACCGTCAATGTGGCTGTTAATAAGTATCAAACCGCTCATGTAATTAAAGAAGGCACTGTTCGCATCCTTGATCAAAACGGCAATGAGTTACAAAGTGTGAATAATGCTGCTGACTTTGGAAATGGAAAGTTTATGGTAGATGCCACTAATAAAAAATTGATTCATATTGCCGCAAAAAACGCCCAAGGAGAAAACATTACGAAAGTAGAAGTCATCTATAAGTCAGATGAAAAACCAGGTGTTCCAACCCATTATACTCGTGCAGTTATTGAAAAACCAAAAACAGCTAACGAATACCCATGGTTTGAGTTAGATAAGGGTGCTGTTAAATTTGTAGCAGAATTTCCAGAATTAAAGCCGGTTCATAATATTACAATCCGAGAAATGGGATTATTTGATGGACCACGTGTAGAAGACAATATTGAAGGGTTCCGCAATTATCCTGTTAAAGCCTTTTCACTTGTTCGAGTGGGTGAAGCTCGTAAAGAATCCAGTACGGGAATTCGTGTAACGTGGACTATTACACTCTTAAACTCAGATGGTCAACCATTCCAAGGCGGTAGAAACTAATTTAAAGAGGTGAAAGAGGTATGTTGAAAGATGTTTCATCAATGAATCCGAAAGGTCATGTGAAATTAGAATTATACAATGATGAAGGCGTGTTTTATACAAAAGAAAAGAAAAACTTAGTTGTTCAATCTGCTAATGAGATTGTAGCTCATATGATGGCTGATCCAGCGAAAGTACTTCGGATTAATCAAGTGGATAAGGGCGATTCTGCCCTTACCGCTAATTCCAATTCCCTTTATCCGTTTTCTTTAACGGTGCAACACGAGGTAAAAGGGCGATTAGAGAACAACTGGGGAACAACCAATACCAAAACAGAATTTCAGTTAGAAGAATTGAAAGGTATTACAAGCTTAGATGCTGTCACAGTAGGAGACACTCAACTGGTGATTAATGAAGATGTTTTTGTAGTAGATGCAGAGGCTGGAAAAATTCAATTTGCACAAGCACCGACGGATAATGTGGTGATTCGATTTCACAAAGTTAAAAATCCGTATATGAAAATGATTGTGGGAACAGAAACGGTTACAGTAAATGGTGTTCCTTGGAAGCGTGCAACTGTTGCTAATAATGCCCAGAAAAAATACCAAGTGGACTATCGAACAGGAGAAATTTTATTCCAATCTCCGGTAAGTAATGTAGAAGTAAAATATGATTACCATATGAATTATTGCTTAGGATTTATGGCTTTAGGTGGAAAGCCAAATAGTTCCCACCCAAATTATCAGCCGGTAGAGTTTGGTCATTCCAACCGTTTGGATACATTTATGAAAAACGAACTGCCAGGTTCTCGTATGCCGATTATGTATCCAGCTTCTGTGTCTAATGGAGCAACCGAATTAGAACCGGCAATTCCGACTCAGCCAATTGCGTCTGTACAGAAAACAGCAACCGTTACTATTATAGACACTGGTGACGGTACAACGAAGCAATTGGTTTATGATCTGCCAAATATACATGATAGTGGTTCGGGTGCAGCTGGACGTACGCTTCTAGAATTAGTGACAGTGAAAAACGTGACATTAAATAATGCAGATATTTTAGCTGGAACTAAAATCAAAACCAATACCTTCTCTTCCGTTAAAATTGAGTTTGCTTCCTCTGATGTCAATATCGGTGATAGTGTACAAGTAATTTATCGACTCAAACTAGATAATCGTCATTTGACATATCAATTAGGTCAATCACCAGTAGTAAAGCTTATTAGTGTACGCCATATTGATGCCGTTGATAATACAAAGATTCGGGAATATAACATCGTTGATAGTGGATTACGTCCAAATCAAGGGGATGTATGGATTTCTAATCCGAATACAGGGCATATCACGTTCAGTGAAAATCCAACGGGTGGACCACAAGTGCACACACCAGGTCAATTGCAAGTGGAATATATGGTGAATTCGGGTACGGTAGTGAAATTTGTAGCAGACTTCCCTAAAGGAGTACCTGCACCGGTGCTTGAAGATACGACGAAAGTTGTCAATGTTGTATCTGGACAAACAACGATTACATTGGATTATCCGATTGCTAAGAATGAACAAGGTGTATTTATCGAACCAGAAGTGATTATTAATGGAACTAAGCTATCGTCTAGTGATTACACAATTTCAGTGGATGGAAAGTCTATTACTCCAAATAGCTTGAGCGCAGGGCAAACTGTAACCGTGAAACACAAATATGAGAAAACAACTCATGACATTTATCAGGTTGCCATGTTTGATGATAAAGTGGGCGGAAAAATGTTCAATATTTCCGGCATTGGGCCTGTAACCAAAGATAAGAATACAGGAATGCGTGTAACATGGTCCGTCACGTTCTAATAAGGAGGTCATGTTTATGACAACTCCCCTTTATTCTGCAGACTATATGAAACGAATTGCCTTTTTAGATGGACAAATTCTTCATGATTTCCATTTAAATATTATGCAAAAAAACATCGCCGAGGCGATTAAAGCAAAAACGACACGAGAAAAATATGATTTTTATCTTCTCGTGTCCCCTTACAATATGTACTTTCATGAACCGTTTATCAATACAAGTGAACGTGATCCGGCTAGTACTGCACAGTTAAATTCATTAAGTTTTTCTATTAATTCCGGATCATGGGAAACAACACTACTAGAGCTTCCTAAGGCAACAAATGAAATTTACTTAATTTCTAACTTTGAAGATTATCCATCAAAAGGGGCAACAGTGCATTTTTACTACAGAACTGCTATCGGGAATCAATGGATTCCCATCCAGCCAGATCGCCCAATTTATTTATCGGTTCCTAGCCGATATTTTCAAATCAAAGTAGAGTGTTTATATACAGGTACTATTCGTCCGGTCGTTTATGATTTTGCTTTTATGTGGAAATAGGAGGGATAATCAATGGCATATGTGCGCCAACATCCTGATTATCCAAGATTCCGGATGAAAGTCGGGTCGATGCCTGACTTCTCCGGTTCTAGATATGCAGATCAGGAGATTCCAATGGGTACAATGAATGGGGTGAATCGGGTTTTTAGGCTTGCTCACCTGCCTATTCGATTGAGTGAACGCATTTATAAAGATGGAATGATGATGGCCCGTGCTTCGAATCAAGCCATCACAGATGGAGATTATTATATAGACTATGAAACTGGTGAGATTATCTTTTCCGTAAATCAAACACCTCAGCCTAAATCAGTGATTCGAGTAAGTTACAAATATATGTGAAAGTGATGTGGAGTCGATGAATGTAATTTATAAAACTATTCCACGACACACAGAGGAAAATATACCTCTTGATCAGATTATTGAAATTTATTTCATGATTGATATTCATAAACATTCTTTGCGACAAGAGAATATTATTTTGTTTAATATCACAGAGCAAATTGTAGAGCCCATTTCATTTGAATATCAAAGACGAATTTTAAAGATTCGGCCTACACAAAAATTAAAACCGAACAATCACTATCAGCTTCAGATTGTAGGAGGAGAATCAGGGATTAAAGATATTACAGGGCGTATAATGGCTCAAACCTATGAAGTTGAGTTTTATACCAAGGATATAGAGAATATTAAGCCGCCAATACTCTTTTCTCCTACCGATGTCTCAGTGATTCGTGAGCCAGCAACCTTCCGATTTCAACCTATTGAAAAAGCGCATTATTACGAATTACAAATCTCTAAGAGTAATACATTTCATAATTTAGTGTGGCCAACGAACGGGGAAAAAATCTATCAGGCTTCTGAATTGTCTGTAACGCCTAATATGTCTTACGAGACGGGAACCTACTATGCTCGAATCCGGTCTGTTGATGAAAATGGAATAGCTAGTTCATGGTCTTCGGTTATTCAATTTTATTATGATGGTGCTCCGATTATTCAAGAGCCAGAAGATATTGTTATAGCATCTAAAGAGGAAGATATTCCTTCCAAAGATACTGGCGTTTCCCAGCGTCAAGTTATTTTAAAACCTATGACTCAATTACAATCCAAGCCAAGTCAATTATCTGCACTGCAAAAGGTGTTTTCAGCTGAAATGACAAACACATTTGCAAATCTCTATGTAAAATCTGTAACCCCAAAAGATAAATCCGTAAATAATGCTTTAGCAAATGCTAAACAAATTGTCATTGAGTTTACAGAGAATATCGATCCACAAACGATAAATCATACTACATGTTACGTTTTAGCAGAACGCAATTAACTGGGAAAGGGTAGTGAGAAGGATGGCTGAGATCATTAAACCAAAGACAACAGGGGAAGAAGTATTGGTCAAAATTGTAAACCAAATGGTCTTTGTTCGTAATGAGACACCTATCCTCGACCCAAATGGTGATGGTAGAACGTTTACGACCAATTACGAATATGTTCCCCATACGCTATGTGTAACTCTCAATGGATTAAGACAGCGAGAAGGTATTGATTATGATTATGAAGAATTGGGCGGAAACCGGTTTCGATTCACTCATAGCATCGAGGAAGAGGATAGTGTGATCGTTGATTATATCCGAGTCATGAGTATTCTAGGGTAACTCCCTATAATGCTCACCACACTATTCGAAACATCATAAGGAGAGTGACTTCATTTATGGCAATTTCACGTATTAGAGGAGAACAAATACGTCCGGGTGTGTTAGTGAATCAACACATCGCAGACAATGCAGGTATTCATGAGAGCAAGTTGGATATCAATTGGTTATCTCACTATGCTCAAGCCCTTGAAACAAAGAAAGTAATTGACTTTGTTCAAGTAGGCAATAAAGTGGTAGGCGGTTTATCGTCTTATAACCTTTCTACGCAAGGGATTCTTGCTGGAAATGCACCAAAGGCAACATCTGTCAGTACAGATGAAGGGGTTATTATTGATGCTCCTTATAACAAAGTCATTATTCGTGACTCTGTAACGGGAGATTCGATTCTTGATGTATCAGGTAATGAAGTATATGGTCGCATGGTGCATGATGGTGTAGATTTTATTGTCATGTTCTATACGAGCAATGATGAAACTGAAACACCTTTCACAATGCCAGAAAACCAAGAAATCGATTTCCAATACATGGAGCGTTTTAATCTACGCACAGTATCGGAATTGTTTGCTGCTAATGAAAAATTTGTAGCAGGGGCTGCAGATATTACAGCATTCCAAAACATCCATCAATTAGCAAAAGATATTTATGGTGCTGGCTACACATTAGATCGTGATGGTCAGGGCAATTTATCAGTGTCTCTTGTAGATCAAATCGCTAATGAAGTGCAAGAGCGTCAACAAGCAATTCAAGATTTCCGCAATGATTTGCTTGCACAAGCAACAGCCGGAAAGGGAGCCAACCTCATTGGTATTGAAGATGCAGGAAATCGCTTCCTTGGAGGGACAGTGGAAGCTGTTTTAGCAGAAATTAAAGATGCATTAGATGAATTAAAAAATGACCTTGCTTCTACAGCATTAGGAAAAGGCGCAAGCATGATTGGTCTTCATGATGCAGCTGGCAAGTTTAACGCTTCCGATGTAGAAGGGGCATTAGCAGAATTAGCGGATCGTGCTTCTAGCTTAGAGCAGGGTTCTAACTTAGAAGTAGATAATGCGAAATCTCGTGATGCGGCATCTGCCAATGGCTATTTTGCTCAAAAAACATTTGCTAGTTTAGAAAATCGCCTAGTAGAAATCGAAACCGTAGTCGATAGCGAAGTGAAAGGTCATGGAGACCGTTTAGACGCAATTGAGGCAGAAATTCAAGCAGCTCGTAATGGGCAAGTATCTTTAGATGCTCGTTTGGATGCTATGCAAGCAGAAATTGATGCAGAAGAAGATGCACGAGCACAAGGCGACCAAGAGATTCGAGATGACTTTGCATCTACAGACGCTGGAAAAGGTGCAAGCCTTATTGGGGTGCATGATGCTAACGGCAAGCTCACAGCCATAAATGTAGAAGGTGCATTAATTGAACTTGCAGACCGTTCGACTGCTGTTGAAGGTCGTGCGACAAATCTTGAAAATGAAGTGCAAGCAGCTCGTGGTTCAGCATCTTCTTTAGATGTTCGTTTAGATCGTGCATTAAATGAAGATGGTACGTTAAAAGCAGGTCGTGATATTCATAAGCATTACCGTGCCCGTTATCAAGCAACAGGCGGCGAATCCCAAGTTACATTGGATCAATTTAATAAAACTGACTTGCCAAATTTCCAAGTGGGCGATGATAGCTTAGAAGTTTACATTAATGGTCAATTGCAAGAAGTAGGTTTGAACTATCTTGAAGGAGCTGACGGACGTACAATCATTTTTGATATCGGTGATGGCACAGTCTTGCAATCAACAGATATTGTTCAAATCAAATACTATGTCAATAACCCTGAGTAATCAATTCAATATCCTCCTTCCATTACCGGAGGAGGATATGTTTTTTGAAAGAGGGTGTCACGATGAATTATATTGGAGAATTTCAAAAAGATTCAACGATTTTACTAGAATTATTAACTAAAGATGAAAAAAATCAACCAATTGTTACGGATTTTCCACCTACAGCATTGATTGAGCATTATGACCGAAATGGATTACAGGAGGTAGATAATGTTACACTGGAAACAATGGGAGATGGTTCTAGGCATATCAAGCTATATCACATCCCTATCGACTGGAAATATGGTGATTATTTAATCACGTATAAAGCTCAAATTGAGGGAGTTGAATATACTACTCAAGAACGTTTTTATATTTCTAAAACAGAGAAGTTAGTAGAAGAAAATAACCAAATCGGTTATGAAATTATGAATCTTATGACCTCTCATAGTTTTCCGGTCGATACAAAACCCGAAGAAGAGCCTGTTACAAGTGCGGATGGTTATATTATGCCACCGGATTTTCAAATCCCAAGCAATATTCAAGTGGTAGATAATCGAATTATTATCACGATTAATGAAAATATTAAGTTTAACCACACATATCGGGTGGTTTTAGATAAAGAGATTCGTTCTACAAGTGGGGCTCGATTAGGGGAAACCAAAACGATTACATTTACCTCAGCATATAAGCCTTTGTTGGCAACACCATTAGAAGTGCAATCCGTATTAAGAAGTCTTTACAAATATTTTACTCCGCATGATATTTACTCAGCCATTCGTGATGCAGGACAAAAAGCCATGCAATTATTAGGCCAAATTCCTGATCCTAATAATAGCCGTTATCGAGATATGCGAGAACGTGATGAAGCCTATTTTGCTACTACCAAGTATGTGCTGCATGAAGCGGCTCGAATCCTTATGACAGGCCTTATGGTTCGCATTTTAAATGGAACGGCGAGTGATGAAGAAGGATTAGGATTAATGACAGAAACAGGCGGTTCCATTACATTAGGGGATTTCTCTATTTCTAATAAATCATCCTCTTCCAGTGGTATGGGAAATGGAGAAAATGAAGAAACTCCTTTGCAAAAATTGCAGGCTATGATAGTTGAAAACGATAGGGATTTGAAATTCTGGCAAGATGCTATGATGGGTCGTAATCGAAGAGGATATGCTAGACCATTGTCAGGATCCTATAGAAGCGGAGCGGGATCGCCGGAAGGACGTGACTTCTAATGATTGATATTCGCAAAGAAATCGCCAAACTGTTTGACCAATATGCTCACAATATTGTTTATATCCGTCGAGATGAGCGATTTCGATGTGAGTGCTATGTGGAGCGAAGTGGCGAGCCACTCCCTCATTGTTTTAAATGCTTTGGAACGGGGCATATTGTTCAAATTGAGCGAGTGCGAGCCCGAAGAAAAATTGCCACAGTTCCTGAAACTTTGATTGGTGTTAATCAAATGCATCCAGCAGGAACCTTAGCTCCCAAATCCTATATATATTACTTTGAACACAATATTCACCCCAAAGTCAATGACTTGATCCTTGAGGTAATATGGGATGTTAAAGGTATACCACGATATATTAAAGAAAAGCACTTAATTAGCACCATTGAACCTAAACTTGGATATAAAGGTCGAGTGGAGTTTTATCAAGTATACTGTCGCTACGACCAGAAGGGAGTTAATGATGACAAAGCCCTCACCAAGTATTGAATATTTACAACATCCCCATATGTATTTAGAGCGTGAAGTAGCAATTGGAAAACGGTTGTTGATTCTCGCTGAGTCAGAAAATGGAGATTACTATAACCCTACATTGGTTTATAGCAAGGAAATGGCCATCGACTTTTTTGGAGGCGGTGCATTAGTACAAGCCTACGAGGATGCAAGTACTTATCAAAAAGGATTACACGCTTATTTAATGCGTATTGAACCATATGGATATGAAACGGCGTTTGCTGTTTTAGAATCATTTGATTTTGACCTTTTATTCTTAAAAGATGTGCATTTCAACAAAAACAATGAAGTTATTCATCAATTTCTGGAGTTTGCTAGAGTAAAAGAAGAAAAAGGGAATTTAGTTCATGGAATTACCACATTATCTTCTGGTTTGCGCTATCAGGATCTTACTTCCTTGTTTCCGCTGATTCAATCTTTAACAGAGGAAAGAGGAGATGAAACAATTGAAAGAGGAAAGTATCTTTCTTTAGTTGTTCATCAGATGGAATTTCAAGATGCCGGGGCAGTCTACGCTGGACTATTGACCTCTATTGAACCAGAAGTAAGTCCTATTAATAAAACCATTCCTAATGTATCGCTTTCTTTTGAATTTAGCAAGCCAGAAATCCATCAACTTCGTTCTGTAGGAATTGTATGTTTTCATCAAACATTCAAGAAAGGTATTACATGTACATCTTCGAGTTGTGCTGTAAGTACAGAAGGAAGTGTACATAAGCATATATCAAATTTTCGTATTGCTCAGCATTTGATTAATCAAGTATCTAATGAGCTTCATCCTTTAATCGGAATGCCAAATGTGCTCCATCAATCTCACAATGTTGAAGGTATTGTAGAGTCAATCTGCATGGAACACATTGAGTTAAAGCGAATTAGAGACTTCGGTTATTCCGTAGGAGTGGATGAGTTATATGGCTTGATTGATGTACAAATTGAATTGGTGCCGATTTTCTCGGTGCACAGTATGACTACACATAGTCGTGTGAGAATCTTTAAATAGCAAAGGGAGAAGTAAGCGTAATGAGTCGAGTCCATAGAGGTTTTAATCACACCATGAATCCAAATCCTTATTTTTATATTAAACACTCACAAGAAATGCCTTCTGAATTGAAGCAAGAGTTAGAGGGAACTGTACATCCAAGTTTAGATGCTCGACCTATCAGAGATAATCGAGCTCCTTTGTTGGATGCCTATATCGACAATCGCTTACGTTCTGATAAACCCATCACCTTTTTAGATTTCATCGATGATTTGCGACGCTTGTGGGAAGCGGCCGGAAAAGCAGGAAAGTTTGTTCGTCAATCACCTCTTAAAGAAGATGCAGAATTTCCGACTATTACGTATCGCATTTTGCGAAGAGAAATCAATAAAGAGTTTAAAGATATTAAACCTCGTTATCGTACGACCATTCGTCATCCTTATTTAGAAGAGGAATACATCGAATTGTATGGTCAAATTTTTGACGTATGGGTGGAATTCTGTATTTATACCCTTAGTGCAGAAGAAGCTGACGAGCTAGTGATGGAATTAGAAGAATTTTTGCAAACTTATGCAGGATTTTTCAAGCAAAAGGGTGTGCAAGAGATTCTTTTCCACGCACAAGGAGAAGATGAGGTACTTGAGGAGCAAAGAATCCATATATCCAAACGCAAGCTTCTTTACACAATGCGATTCGAAAAAATCATCGTCAGATTTCTTAATGAAATTGAACAAATTGCTGTTCAAGCCAACCTTCGACATGAAGGAGAAATTTAACAAGAGGAGGATTCCTAGATGGTACAGTTTGAACAATATGAAAACCTGCCAGGTGTTAAAGTTTCTTATGAAGATGGCAACCTCCACACAGGAAATCAAGTAGAACAAGCATCTACTCAATCGATTCTGATTATTGGAACTGCTATCGATGGTCCTGTTGGAGAACCGGTGTCTGTAAACGCTATTGGTGGTCCAAAAGTCGCTGAGCAAATGTTTGGCGGTTTATTGGAACGCAGAAAAGTTGTAGAGAATGGAGAAGAAAAAACAATTAAAGTGCCACATCAGGGAACATTAATCCGTGCAATGTGGGAGGCCATTCGTGCTGGAAATGAAGATGTACGTTTATTGCGTGTATCTGGTCGAGCAGCCAAAACAGAATTACCTGCAAAAGATCCAAATAGTGAAGTTGTACAACCATTAGCAGATGCAATGGGCAATAACTTAATTCCGGGAAATATCCCATTTCAAAAAGCATTGGGATTAACTTCGACTTTGCGCTTAGTAAAGATCGAAAAAATTGAAGAATTTGCAGGCACAGATACAACTGTTGCACCACTTCGCACATTCCCGGATTCAACAGGTTATGAGTCTGTGGATCCAACACCGGGTTCTGAAACTGTTTATTTCCGTAAGGATACATTCCGCCCGAAAAACACCATTAAAATTACGTATAAAGCAAAACAGCGTAATTACACAGAAGTGACCCGAAATGAAGATGGAGTAAATAATTCATCTACTAAAGGGGTATTAACACAAGATCCAACGATGACAAACTATTTCGCTGCAGAAGTTGGAAACTGGTCAGATGATCCAATGCACCAAGTAAACGTGTATGTAGTGGATTCTCAAGGAAACGTTCATACAATTCCAATGGTTAATTCATCTGGCGAACGCTTGTGGCGTATCGGTAAGGGAGATCCGACAGTAACCGATGAATTACGTGATGTCATTACAGCTGAAGAATTCAAGCAAGGTGGCATTCGTTTTACATCAGCTTATCAGGCAGAAGTAGCTAATGGCTTATATCCTGCATTAAATTCTGGTATTCGGGTTCTTGCAGATTACTTCTATTACAACGATGTAGAAGTGGTTGGTTCCGTGACACAACTTGTGCCAGGCGCAGAGAAAGTGACTTTCTTGAAATTTATGCCTGATTCTGGAACCCTTGAAGTGTATTACGAGAGAAATGGATTTAAGAGTGTACTTGTAGAAGGGACAGACTATACACTCGTATTTCCAAATGATTCACAAGGAAAAGTAGAAGTTCGCATTCAGGCAGGTGCAGGCCCTGTTGGTGCCAAACTATTCGCTCACTATAAAACAGGTGAAAATAACACACAAGGAGCTAAATTGATTGTTAATGCTCTATATGCGGGTAAATTGTACGGTGGTATTGAAGATGTAAAAGATCCGTCTACTCTATACGGGGTTAAAGTGGTCGTTGAGTATGAGGTAAATGAAAACGGCACATTAGATATGGAGAACCGTGTAATCCGCTTTATTAAGCCAGTCGATAAAAAGACAACATCTAATGATAATGAATTACGGTTCCGTACAAAAGAATTGAAAGGCATTCGAACACTTCGTGAGTTTGCTAACTATGTAAACGGTCTTCCTCAAAATAATATTGTTCACTTAGAAGTTCCATTAAATGCAGGGGATGTTCCGCTTACAGGATTGCTTGTTACGGATTATACAGTAAGCCCAATTGATGGTAGATATGATTATCGACCAATTAATCTTGGTGAAAAGTATGATGAGGAAACTATGTCATTCCGCTTGTTTGTAGATGACAGTAAACAAGACAATGACCCAGATCGCTTTCCGTGGTTAGGTACAGATGGTTTCTTTGATCCTAGCAACTTGTTAGATATGAAGAAGCTGTATGAAGCTCTCGGCGGTAAATATCAATTAGTAGAAGGAACGCTAGATGAATATGAGTTAGTTGAGCAAGGTATTTACTCTAAACTTGAAAACTATGCCGTTGACATCATTGTTCTTGAAGGCGTATATGCCAATACTGCGATTGGAGATATTGCCGAAGATGGGTCAATCGTAGTTTCTCAAAATAAAAACTTTGCTACACAGCTTGCTCAGCACTGTGCCATGGTCACAGCAAAAACATGGGAAACTATCGGTGTCATTGGAACTGCTCCAGCTCCATTTACGGGACTTCGTGAAGTTCAAGAATACATTGATTTACTGACAAAAGGTGTAGGATTGAACGAAGAAGCTGAACAATTCTACCTCAGTCGTGGAATCAATCCTAAGTATCAGAACTTCCATTACATGTACAACCTTGCAACACATGAGCAAATTTTCAATGATGAAGGCGATCCTATTGATATTGGCCGTTACATTAACGTTGTATATGGTCCGGAGGCTGGATTAGCTCATGAGAAGCTTGGAACTTATGTCGTAACTGGTTCTATGATTTATGCAACTCTTATCTCCCAATTAAATGCTGAAGTTTCAACAACGAATAAACCAGTGCCAGTACTTGGTTTGCGTTATCACTTGTCTGAGGCACAGCACAATCAATTAGCAGGTGGACGGTATGTAACTTTTGAGGGCAAATTAAATCTCAATGGTACTCGAACAGTAGTTGTGAAAGACGGTGTAACAGCTGCTGCTCCAAATAGTGATTATCAGCGTCTATCTACGGTTCGTATTGTTCATGCAACTGTTCAATTAATCCGTAAGAAAGCCGACCGTTTCATTGGTCTACCAAACGGTATTGCTCAACGAAATGCATTAGCTACTGAGATTCAAGCAGGACTCGATCGATTAAAAGAATTGGGTGTTCTCCAAAACTTTAAATTCTCTATTTTCTCTTCTTCACGTGACCGTGTACTTGGTAACGCCTTTATTACATTAGAGCTAGTACCTGCCTTTGAAACTCGCAAAATTTACACAAGCGTTGCACTGAGAGCAAGTTTATAAGAATTGATTCGTGGGGAAGGCCTTCCTTCCTCACTTAATTAGAAATAATTTTATAAAGAGGTGAACAAGCACTATGTTCAACGTTGAAGAATATACTCGCACATTTACGAGCTTCTCTGGTGCTGATATTGTAGCAACATTCAATGGTCGTGTGATTGGTGAACTCCAAGCAATTTCCTATTCTGTTGCTCGTGAAGTTGCTCCAGTATACACAATGGGTAGCCCAGATCCACGTTCATTCTCTCGAGGTAAGCGTGGTATTTCCGGTTCTCTTGTTTTTGTTCAATTTGACCGTGATGCCTTGCTGGAAGAAATGAAAAAACAATATGAAGGAGCTCCAGGGGCATTGCGTTTCCAACAATATATTACCAATGTTAGTGGTACTAATATTGGCAGCCGAACAGGAAGAGCAGGATTAGAGGATCAAATCCTAAGTGGATTAAAAGCTGTTTCAGCTACAGGCGGAAATTCCTACGGAATTAGTACATGGGACGAGCAAATGACACGTTTAGGATATGCTCGTACAGCAGGAAACGCACAACAAGGATTTAATGAGGACAATCTAGTGGATTTCTTCGTTCCAGAATATGCTGATCAGTTAATGCCTTTCAATATTTCTATCAGTATGGCCAATGAATATGGTCAGCGAGCAGGTATGGAAATTTACGGGGTTCAATTGCTAAATGAAGCATCCGGATTTTCTGTTGACGATGTGGTAACAGCTAAAGCTTATACATTTGTGGCTCGTAAAATTAAAGGAATCCAGCCAAAAGCAAACCTTCGTCAAGAAGGTGGCGCATCAGCCAATACCGCTATTGGCGATACATGGAATCCAGTCTTATAAGGATATTAATATATTCCATAATAGGACAGCACTTGTGGCTGTCCTATTTTTCAATAAGGAGGAAAAGAGATGTTCGAGCGTTATCAAAAAACGATTACTTCTTATTCCGGTACAGATATGGTCTGCAGCATTAATGTTCCTGGTAAGGGTCCTATTATCTTTGGAGAGTTATCTCAAATTTCATATTCCGTGTATCGAGAAAAAGTACCGGTGCGAGCATTAGGAAGGGTATCAATGAAAGGATACACAAGGGGGATGCGCACTATTACAGGGATTTTATCTTTTACAGTATTTGATGAATCCATTGTTTATCGCTGTATGGAAGAAATTCGTCAAGCAGGATATCGCATGTTAATGGATGAAATGCCTTTGTTTGATGTCACGATTTCCATGGCCAATGAATTTGGTGCTCGTTCCAAAATGAGTATTTACGGTATTTCTACCTATACCGAGGGAATGGTTATGAGTGTCGATGACATTGTTACGCATAATGCGTATGAATTTTATGCTTTAGATATTGACCCTATTCAACGAACCAATGAAGAAAAACCACCACATTATCCAAGAGGGGGAGGAATCGTTATATGACAACAAATCGAGTAATTTTAACCAAGAAAAACTTCTTTCAAGGAAATAAAATTCCGTCTATGCGAGATGCTTATCCAAGGAAAGATAATCGAGTGGAATACCAAATTTATCACTCGGATTATTTCTCAAGTGCCGATGTGAAATTGTATTTTGGAGATATCTGGGTAGATGATGCAGTAAGTATTAGTTTTCAAGTATCTGAAGAAGTCATGCCGATTTATGGTTATCATTCTTATACGTATGATGCGATTGCCCGAGGACGAAGACTGGTGCAAGGTCAATTTGCTATTAACTTTACTTCTGCGGGTTATCTTCATCAAGTTATTGAAAATGCTCATGCGATTTTCTATGCTTTGGAAGAAGGAAAGAAAAAAGGCTTGATTCAACCCCAGTATTATCAAAATATGAAGCTAAATGAAATTCTGATGAAGTTAGGGAAAGAGTCATTTGATCAAATTGCAGATGAATATGAAAAAGCCATTTGGGGTGTTCAGGAAGATAATGACCAATATTTAAGTTATGCAGACCGTCCTTTCTTCCGTCAAAATCAACTTGGTTTTGATATTCGTATCCAATACGGGGCTATAGCGGAATCCACTGGTTATGTGAATGGTCGATTCTATCAATCAACCAAAGCGGAAAAGCCTAATTCTACAGTTGATGTCATTAATGGAGTGCAGCTGAATGGCATGAGTAAACAAATTGCTACATCTGATCAAGGAGCTCCGATTTTGGAGTATTATTCGTTTATTGCTCGTGATATTAATGGGGTTTCCTTTGCCCATCTAAATCGAAAGCGAAGTCAAATTCAGCAAGTGAATGACATTCCTACCGTATATCGTAAGATGCAATATGGACCGATCGTATAAAAATGGCTTTCTCTTATTTGAAAAAGAGATTATAATATTATTGTAAAGCATTACAAGAAAGGGGAAAGAAAATGAGCAAAAGGTCAAAGCAAAAGCCACAAAATCAGGATGAAATCCTTCAGGCATTTGAAAATGCCAAAGAAGAACAATTAGATTTGCTTGAAGGTTTTTATAATCATGAAGATACTGAGATACAGGGCCATCATGAGGAAGTCATAGAAGAAACACAAGAAGAACAAGAGGAAACTTATTATATTGGAGCCGATGGAACTCGTTATACAGAAGAAGAATGGAATGCTCCGGTTGTTCGAAATGGTCCTACCCGACGAGAAGTAGAGGGTTGGAAAGAACGTTACGGACACGTATATTTCACTCCATTTGAAGGGGAAGTGTTTGTATGGCGTACACTTCAACGACCAGAATATCGTGAAATTATCCGTGATACTACACTAACAGCCCTCGATCGAGAAGAATTGTTTACAGAAAAATGCGTTCTTTATCCGTATGATTTTTCACTAGAAAAAATCAAAAAATCTAGAGCTGGAATTGCTAGCTTATTATCAGAAATGATTATGGATAAATCGGGATTCGTAGCACAAAGTGCTCCGATCAAACTCTAGCAGGACACTTCGTTCTGCTTCATTTTTTATAGGGGCGATTATCATGATAGGAATTGATGATATTCTGAAGTGGAAGCATATGTATGGTGAAATTTATCAAATGCAAATTCTAGATCAGCATTTCATTTTTCGTCCAGTCGGCCGAGAAGAATATAAACAGATTATTTTATATGATCTCGAGTTAGGAGAATTTCAAGAGGCGATTTGCCAGAAAGCAACCATTTATCCAGAAGACTATGACTACAGTAAAGGAATTGCTGGGATTGCCGAAGTTCTTTGTGACGCAATTTTAGATGCATCAGGTCTACACATAGGACAAGCCAAAGAACTTCTCGAACAATTTCGATTAGAAATGATGAATTATGATTATCAGGTTGATTGCCTAATCCATGAAGCGTTTCCGGAATACACTTTAGAAGAAATCTCAACATGGCCTGTGCGGAAAACCATGTATTATTTATCACGAGCAGAATGGATATTAACTCATCTAAAAGGAGTCCGACTTCAAACCATTGATGAAACAATGCTACAAGAACAACAAATTCATCCGTCACCAGATTCGCCACCTGTCCAACCGCCAATATCGAAAACTGTACCGTCTGCCTCACCACAAGAAGCTTCTTCTCATCAGATCCAAAGTGAAGAAGAAGTTTTGGCTATGTTAGCCCAAACAGGTGCGAAAATCGCCCGTCCTTCCACAAATATGGATGATGTAAAGCCGGAACTTACTTGGTTTAGTTATATTGATGAGCTTAAAGGGGAATTTGATTAATGTTTCCATTTTGGCAATGTATTCAGACCATTCGATTCGACCCACGAGTGAATCGGTCTTACGGAGATGGACAATGGTGCATTCAAGAATGTTGGGCTATTTATTTTCGTAGACGTATCGAATTGTTAGAGTTAGACAAGGAGGAGTTCTCTCATGGAAGAAGTACGATTTGAAGAATATATGGGACGAGAAAGGCAAACCACTCGCTTTTTCCATGATGAGAAGGAGCGGGAACAATTGCCTTTAATTGCAGAAGTGGGAATAGGTCTTGCAGCAGTTGCCGGACTCCTTGCAGCTGGGCATCGAACTGGTGTCATTCGTCGTATTGCTCAGTTTCTCGATATAGAAGCCAAAGCTACCGTTCGAGCGGTTCGGGAAACAATGGATCAGCAGGGAAGTTGGTTTCGGGGAACTGATAAACTAACCGCTAGACGGATGAAAATATTAAAAGAAAGTTTTATCAATCGGAGAAAAGAAATCCTTCAGGATCTTAAAAAAGGCTCCAAAGATATCCTCTTAAAAAGAGAAATGGATATGGAGCGGTATTTGAATCAACGCAGACAACTCATTGGAAAAATTCGAAATATGGGACAATACGAAGGGGAAGTACCTTATCATATTCAAGAAGGATTTCGTTTCGCAGCAGTAATGGATGATATTCGTCAGAACTCTCAATTGCCTACCGAGGCGATTCAAGAATTAGAAAAAGCATTAGCAAAAGGGCGTAATGGAATCCTTGATTATGGGTCAGATGATCAATTGCGTTTACTGTTGCAAAAACATGGAAAAGGCCTCAATACAGATGAGGTTTGGAAAGCATTAAAGACAGCTAGAGAGAAATACCGGGGCAAAGATTTTATTGCTGAAAATCCAGATGCTCGCCGACTCGTAGAAGGAATGCAAGAAAAATTAAGAGAGTTTACAGCCCTTCAAATGCAAAATATTACGAAAAAAGATCATCTACTTAAACAAATGCGAATTGGACATAAGCAAGCTACTGTCGGCGATATTTTGCGTTTAGAAGAAGCTGGTAAAATTCGAATGAATGCCGATTTAAAAGCACAAATTCAAGAAGTCTTGCGTTATAACAAGGATTTCAAAAAAGCAATTTTTGATGAGAATCTCTATATTTCTACTAAAAATGATGAACTAATAGATTATAAGGTATTTAGTGATATCCGAAGGAGAACAGCAGAATGGTGGGCTAATACAATCCCTGGTGGTCTGTTGCACTTGCGGGATATCTTAAATGTAAAAACCGCCCGAGAACAAGCAAGTTTTCGTATTTTTGAAAGAGGAACCATTCAAGCTTCTTTGAATGCCCATCGAGGATTTGAAATTACTGAACCTCTAAATGAAGAAGTTATCTTTGTGAATGGTAAATTTGTAAAGCTCTTTGACTATGATGCAATTAATAATAATGCTCCCTTAGAAATCTTGAATCCAAAGCGAGACATGTTCCTAACATCTTCTCAGTTTGGTTCAATGGGAAAAATGCATCGTCATATGTCAGGACTTATGACAGATAACGAATCTCCTCGGAATATTATATCTTCTTTCTTTGATATCGGACGACAAGATAAAGATAGTGTCTTTATCCAAGGTGTGAGTGTCTTTACGAAGTTTTTTAAAGACGATTGGGAACGAAATAAAATGAAATCATTCATTAAATACGGGATTAATACCCCAGAGGATTTTTTTGAATTGAACACATATTTCCGATTGAATACAAAAGGGTTTAGTGCACGGTTATTAAATAATTTAAGAGGACACTTGCCTCGATCTATAGAGGAATTTATTGAAAGGGAAAACGTTAATTTTTCAAGACAGGAAGATATCTTAAAACTATTTAGTCATATCGGTGAGAAGGAAATCAAGCGAAAGGGTAGCCCTTATACGGAGCTTGTCACATTGTATCGACAATATCGTCGCAATCCAGATGCCGTATTAAATCGAAAAACGCCTGTTGGAGAAAGTAATCCGATTTTAGGGCACCATACTCATATTCAGACTGGATATGATGTGATTCATCAGCAAACCAGCTTATATCTCTTGCAAGAAATGTTGATGGCTCGGCCGGGAAAAGGGATTTATATAGACCTTGCCAATCAGTTTCGAAGAGAACTGCAAGGATTGTATTACGACGGTAAAATTTTTAAAGATGAGTTACAAAAAGCAGAAGAACTATTAAATTACAGTATGTTTCGTTCTCAAGGGTTTGATTTTTTCGAGAATCGAAATGCAGCTTTAAATCGTGTTAGTTACTTATTCCAACATAATGAAGAATTCCAGGATGCAATGAGAAAAATGGTTCGGCGCACTAACCCAATGTGGGAACGCTTCTCGGAAATTCGTCCAATTAACCAAGTGGAAGATGAATATGTAGCTATTAGTAAATCAAATATAGGAGGCATTTTTAATCGTATTATCGGATTAAATTCAAGTCTTAAAGAGCGAGCACAAGCAGCAGGAGAATTGTTCCGTCAATGGAGTCCATTTACAGGACGACGCAATATGGAAGATGTCACTCCATTTACCCTGTTTGGTGTGTATTATCCAGTATATCGCTTACAAGATGCACTCGGTAATGCAGGATTAGGATTTTCCGATCAATCAATGGGAAATACCTTCCAAATGTTTTCTGCTCTTATGTGGAAGCGAATTTTCCCGGTGTATGGTACCGTAGAAGGCATAAAGTATATGGATTGGAAAATGGATCAATGGACAGGAGAAGGTCTTGATGAGCGATGGGAAAACTATAAAGCACAATATCGTTTAGAGAAAGCATTGGAGCGAACACCGGAAGAAATCTATCAACTTAAACGGGAGCGAATGCTTCGACCAGGTATTGAACATTGGGAAGCTATGCCGGATGTTCACATTCCGGGAATCGGCCCTGTTGGAGCAGGAGATTTCTTAAATTTATTGTTTGCTCCGTTGATGGGTTATGCTCCTCTTCGAGAAGAAGATATGATGACTTACGATGAAACTCTCCATGATTTGTATTACGGAACGGAAGAAATCCGAAAATCCCGTTGGTGGCTCTTTGGTTCCAAGTCAGCATATCGTGGAGATCGGATTATTGAATTTGCTCCAAATTCGTTCCGTTTAGCACATAGCGATTATGAATGGACAAATACAAATGCAACCGGAGAAGAATACTGGAGTCATCATTTATTACCGACACTCGAAAATCCATTAGGAGGATTATCTTATCTTTTCGGACTTCGTGACCCATATTGGTGGGAGCGAAAACATTACTATGATCGTCCGTATTTATTAACAGGCGAATTGTTCAACCCGAACACGATGGTGTTAGGAGATATCGGCAATGCAACAATCGGACGACTCATTAAACCAGTGCAGGAAATGCATCCGGAATATTGGAGTGATCCAATCCTTATTTATGAAAATGAAACACAGTATTTAGGGGATCGGCCAACAGAACCGGTTCGAACTCGAATTTCTCCCGGAGGTCGAATTGAACATGATGTTCTTGCCACTCCTGCACAGTATGGAGTAACAGAGGGGATTCAGAAAATCGAAGTCGTAGATGAGGATGGAGAAGAAATCAGAGTAATGAATCCTGAAATTCTAACAAGAGGATCAAACGCAAGATATGTGATGACTCTTGAACTGGACGATGAAGGAAAAACAACAGGAGGATATGTGGCCACTGATTTGGAAGCCAATGAAAGTATTTATGTCCCTGCTAATATTGCACAAGAATTGACACTGGAAGAAGCATTCCGATATGCCGAAACAGAAAACCCACAGGGAACTCAAGTCAAAGCGGTGACGATTTCTACTCATAATCCAAGCTATCAAACATTAGTTAGCACTCAGCCACGAGCCATGATGGATGAAGAATTTGCCTATCATCAAGACATTTTGTATCGAAAAATGGTGAACATTCAAGATCCACGAGATGGATCATGGAGATTGAGAGAAGGTTTTGAAAACTGGACAGAACCATTAGGTGTGTATAAATGGATTTTAGGAGACGAGTTGATTGGATACGACCCATATAAAGGTCAATCGGTTATTCAGCGAGCCGATGTAGCCTACAATGCATCCAATCGTTTCTGGGAATCCGAATTAGGTTCTCTTGGTTCTCAGTTGTCTGAGATTGGTCGTCGTTTTATTCGGCGGGATAGCTCACAATTAGAGAAATATAATCCTATTCGGAACACTATGCCAGACTGGTTGCCAGGAGATAACTATTTTATTAATTTCCAAGTAGGAGATCCATACTCAAAGATTCCAAATGGAGAACGACGTTTACCGGGAGAGGCATATGAAGCTTTGCATGAACTTCATCCAGATGAGACTGGTAAAATATTTGCCTGTCTATAAACATGGCACGAATTGCTGGAAACCCCTTAGAGCCTTGCGAGCTACAACGGAACCGGTAACGGTAAACGTGAATGCTTGAAAATCGCAAGGATTGGGCAATCAGCAGCCAAGCATCTCTGGAAACGGAGATGAAGGTTCAGAGACTATCGAAAGCTCCTACTATATCTCACCCTGACGAAACATGATATAATGGAGCAAGTAGAGTTATTTTACAGTGATGTAAAATAACGGCGTGCCATTAATTGCAAGGAGGATGTGTATAATGAAGTCATTGCATCAAAATAAAGAATGGTTAGAAGAACAGTATTCAAAGTATGGGACATCAACAATAGCAAAAATGGTCGGAAGAAATGATAAAACAATACAATATTGGTTGAAAAAGTTTAATATACCAATGCGAACAAGAAGTGAATCAATGAAAATAACCGAAAATCGCATTCATACTGTTGATGTCGATTATTTTAAAGAAATTGATACGGAAGAGAAAGCATACTTTTTAGGTTTTCTTATGGCTGATGCGAATTTATCAATCAGAACTGATAATAAACATGTAGAAACAAAAAGCATAGATTTGACCATTCATAAAAGTGATGTTGAAATATTGATCAAATTAAAAAATGCAATTAAATGTAGCAATGAAATTAAACCAAAAGGAAACAATATGAGATTAGCAATATATAATACACACTTTGCTGATAACTTGATTCATTGGGGTATTGCTGCAAATAAAACAGGGCATGAAGTTTTTCCAAATATATCCGAACATTTAAAGCACCATTTTTTAAGAGGATACTTTGATGGTGATGGATGTATTACTTGGAGTAAAAACGGGAGACTTCGAGGTAAAGTTCATTTTGTTAGCGGATATGAAATGATGAAAGGTATTAAAGATTTTATTGAGAGCAAAGGTGTACAGTATACAGATAAATCATTGCATCCTAAAAAGGGAGCAAATGCTTTTGAATTAGAAACAGCTACATTGCCAAATATAGCAAGAATATATGACATAATCTATAAAGATGCTACTGTTTTTTTAACCAGAAAGAAAAAACATTTTGATGCATTTATGGAGCAATATATTAATTCTCCTATTGCAATTAAAAGATATAGTCCGACCTTATACCGAAAGGTATAAGAGGCAAGCAGAAATGACTTGCCCCTCCTTTATTGGAGAGTAACAATGTGAAATACGGAGCTTTTGATAAATTTAAAATTTTGGCAGATGTGGCTCCGTGGAGTGATGAATATAAATTCTGGAGTCAATATCTCCTAGATAACTTAGAAGATCCGGAATTGCGACAAGAAGCAGCCGAAATCCGCAGACAAGTCTCCATGCGGAAACAAAAATATGATTTTCAACCATACCGATTTAAAGGACAAAATCTCGTATATGAAGAAGTAACTGTAAAAAAGTTTTTAGATGATTACACGTTTTTAACTGAAGAATTCGGAGATCAGCCAATCCGAATTGCCGGAGTAGAATATCGCAAAAAAGCATCAGGAGTACTGCAAAATTACTTCCAAGAAGGAGACAAAGTGGTTATTGGAGTTGCCGCTGATCCAACGCAACGAATTGCTAATGACACTTACGGAACGATGCGAGCCGTTATTTTTAATGAATTAGGAAATATCAATCAAGATATTATTCGTCGTGGTCGCATGGTCGAAAACCTGAATGATTTCTCTCCTGCGGGCGTGCATGCTCGTTTTACTCCGGAGGAAATTCGAAGAGGGGCACGATGGGAAACAGTAGCTCATGCAAGTACACCATTGAATACCAAGTTCTTGCAAGTGCGAACCGCTTTAGAGGAATACGAACGAGATCAGATTTATGGAAAAGACTGGGCAACATGGGAAAACTTCATGCTAAGTGACTATGTTATCCCAACCTTGCAAGGATTAGGACGTTTTGATAGTCCATTGTGGTCCATGGCAGCAGGAGCCGTAACCGGACTTGTTCTTGGTCGCTTCTTTTTACGAGGAGGCCGACCAACCAAAATTGCTGCAATATTAGGAGGATTGTATGGTTTAGGCTCTAATTTCTTCTTTAAATACTATGAAAATAAGCATGGTGAAGCGTGGATTCCAGAGCGTCGAAGAATTGAACATGAAATCAATGAGTATTTCGATATCTTAAAATACCTCAAATACGAGGGACTCTATCAAAAAGCAAGAGAAGAAATTGCTCATGCCACGGGATATGATATTGAAGATTTGGCTCAATTGATTCAAAACCAAAAAGAATTAAACAAGCAACGAAAAGAGGAACTGGAGGCAGAAAAGAAACGGCTTTATATTGAGCAGCCAAAAGGATGGGAAAAGCGCAGAGAAGAGATCAATCAAGAACTAGAAACAATTTCTTTAGATTGGGAAAATCTCTATTTGCCAGAAGCCTTCTTGCAAGCATTACAGTATCGACAAGAGCGTGATACCACATTATATGCGATAGATCCATATGGTGATCGTTTGCAAGTCATGAGAGCTTTTCCGTACAAAGACAAATGGTTCTTTAATGCGTTTGTTGAAGCGAATCAAGAAGAACGAGAACGTATTTTGGAACTAGTTCCTGAAAACCAACGCCGGATTTATAAGGCTATTTGGGGAATGGGGCTTGAACCTCAAAAGCCTCTAGAGTATTACATGCAAAAATACCGAATCCCTGATTGGACTTGGGAAGGCTGGCGACCGGAATATAATTTGGAAGACATTAAAGTCAAAGTAGTTCAAGAATATGGATTAGATTTGTCTGATTTCAATTTCTGGGAGGATGATGTAGAAGCCTCTCAATACGTTCCAGACTTGCATCCAGATGGAAATGAGTTTAAAGGTGAACCGGCTTCCAACTTTACTGGCTTTCAAGCATTGCGACAAAATCTGATTCATATTCTACAAGGATATGGCTTGCAAGATGTTCGTGTTACCGTATATCCATCCACTGGCTCTGAAACCAATGTTCATTTCACCTATACTGAAGACCGAAGTGAAGAGATTGAAGAACATCTCCGCAAGTATGGAAGCCGATATGTGTAAAAGGGAGTGGATTACATGAATGAACCATGGAACCAAACACCAGAAGATATCCGAGTGAATATTGTATTACCTAAATCAAAAGATTTAAAAGTCGTTGCCGTTTCCGATCCGGTCTATTATCAAGACCGGACGGATCCCGAATATGAAAAACGAATTACTCGTCATATTGATTTTCTGAATCGGCAATCGGCAATTTTAGAACGGGATAAAAACTCGTTGGCTCTTGAAATGCAAGAACTCATGCGTAAAAAAGAGACGATAATTTATGATGGACAACGAGTATATCGCTTGTTTCATTCCTTAAATCAACGACACAATCAACAAACTTTAGAGCTATTTGAAGAGTTTTATCGTAGCCTAAAAAATAATCAAAATCATTATATTTTTGATATCGAAACATTTGGAGATGTTCATGATCGACAAAAACCATACAGCATTTCCGAGATTTCAATTAATGAATTTGACCGACAAGGCAATTTGGTTCGCAAAGGCTATAACACCGTTTTGCGACAAGATCAAAAAACAGTAGATTATTTGCAGCAACTTATTGATGATATTCGAAAAGACAAATATGCTTACAATCGTTTAGAAGATTGGGAAAAACGGAGTCTAGTGGATTTAATGCGTTATGCAAGCTATATGAGTGAGTATGATGAACATGCGTTTTCTCATAACCTTAAAACTCAAGAAATCCAACATCATTCCATTATTAAATCGGTGTTTGACCACCAAGACCAAGTGCATCATGGAAAGGTATTACGTAATATTGACCAATATCTTTTGTATATGCAATCAGGACTTGATTATCTAAAAAAACATGGTACACCAGTGCAAACAGCATTAAAACAGATCGAAAAATTATTTCAAGAGAATGCGGATCGTTTTTTCCTTACTTATAACGGGTTAGTCTTTGACTGGCCAGTGTTAAAAGCTTTTGCAGAAAAACATGGGGTCACTTTGTCATCTATTAAACATCTTGACTACTTAAATGCCATTCGAACCGTATTTTCGGACTCTGATGTATTAAAACGAAGAATCAATCCAGATTTTCAGCGGAGTGCATACAGTAAAGATAAACTAGCTGCTATGCGTCAAGCATTAAATTTAGAAACACAAGATGAAGCGCACAACGCACAAATTGATACACATGACACAGCAAAAGTGATAGCTGCTACCTATGAACATCTTCATCAAGAAATCCAAAATTCGAAATTTCCGATTCGAGAAGGATTCAACTATCATCCTACGTATTTAACATGGAATGATGAGCCTCTTCGTCACGGACAAAAACTATTTGCCATTGGAGGAGCAATGGCCGTACAAGATGGAGACGAATCTTTCCGAGTGACCTTAGATGAAAATGGAAAATGGGTGCCTGTCACTAATGATTTCAATAAAACCGTCATTAATAGTAAAACCTTCTATGAATTTGCTGGTATGCAGAAATTAGAAGAAGGACAGCTGGCATTTCGATTTTTTGATCCAGACCGAAATGAATATGCCTATATTGTTCGTAGCGGAGAACATGCATTTCAGGAACTGCAAGACTTTGTACAAAGTCGTTTTTACAATTGGGATGGATTAGACCCTCAATATCAACGAGATATCTTGCACGCTGCTGAAGCAGACCGAGCCCGTCGTCGTTATCAGCGTTTCTTTAGTATGGATGGAGCCGGCAAAGGATTGGCAATTATAGATGGGGAAATCGTCGAAAAAGGGACAGCAGGTTTTTCTGGCTTAAAACGAATGATTGCCAATGCCGAAATCATGAAAACTCATTTAGAAAGTAAAGGAGCCCAGTATCGTGCCAAAGTAGAAGAACTCATAGCACAAGGAATGAGTCGAAATCAAGCCAAAAGAGAAGCACGAAAAATACGGGCACATCAATTGCCAAATCACCTAGATTTTGAAAGTTTATGGGATGAAAGTCGGCAGAAATACGTTATTAATGAAGCAGAAAGAAAGCAATTCTTTAAAATGTATAAGCGTTTAATCGATGAACTTCCATATCTAAAAGAGGTAGTAGAAACCATTGATCAAGAATTTGCAGAAGAAATTCAACAAGCAGCTGCTATCAAAGATAACCGAAAACGACGCAGGGCTCTTATGGAGATTAATCAAAAACGAGATCAAGCCCTTATGAATTACTATCGATACATGACAGATGCCGTGGGAGAACCTGAACAAGAAAGGACATTAAAAGAATTTGAAAATCGGCGTTTGGCTTTTTATGACCCGGAAGTAGACGATTATCGCACCTTGGATTTTACCACTGTCAAAAGTGCAAGAGATAGTTTATATCAATATGCTCGACGTGGCACAAAAGAAAGCCGTAATCAGCAAAAAGTGATGAAAGAGCGGTTAGATTTCCTTTTTCGTAATTTACAAACTCAGCATATCATTACTCCAGGTCAATACTCTTATTACTCCGATGTATTATGGAACACCGATTCGGTATGGCATGCAGCAGGAGAGATTGCTATCAATATGAGACAACGAAATAACGGAAAATATGAAACTACCTTAACAGAGCCATCCATGATTCAAAATCAAAATATTCAGCAGCTTACCAAAGAACAAAATCGACAGTTTATTCAAAGAGCTATCGAGGACACTCGTAATGCTCAATTGATTATCAATATGGACTCAGCAACAGGTAAGAAACTGATATTAGGTGAAGAAATAAGAAAAACATTAGAGATTTTGGATCAACAGCGTTTCTCACGACTAGAACCAAAAAACTATGAAGCATTAGAAGAATTGATTGCAAGTATTCGTAAAACTGATCGTACGAAACAAATTGCATTAGTAATGGATACTCATTCTAATGATGGATTAATGAAAGCCTATGTCTATAACGGAAAAGATAGTATAACAGTTCGCAATCAATTAGCTCGAGGAACAACTCCTACACAAGCGTTAGAAATCGTCATGCCTTTGATTAATCAGGCCGGCACACATAAAGTAGGAGGCTTGGTATTAAATGCACATAATATAGCTGTTCGAGAAGGAAAAAATATCGAGTTAATTTCAAGTGCCCAACATATTGCACGAGGATATGCTGATAGAATGGGATCTATTATGAAGGTATTCAATGAAGGAGATATAGAATGGGCCAATACACTCGCACGACGTACTCTTCGTAATCAAATTGAAAGCATGTCAGGAATCCAGAGAAATATGGAATTCGGAGAAAACGACACATATGTATGGGCGCAAAATCAGTCCGACATGTTAAAACAAGCACACGTCAAGCTAGGTAATGCTATGGTAGAAGATTTGTTTTACAACGGCTTTGAAGGTGTGCGACTAACAGAAAAAGATTTCTACGATCCGGATGATGTGTTTATAGATGACGGACATGGAAACCGAATCTTGCGCAAGGGTGTAACTTTAGAAGATGTAAAAATGGAAACCAGCCACAAGATGCTGATGCTCATGCCTAAATGGGCAGAGGAACGGTTAAAGATTCCTTTATTTACATCTTCTGTGAAAGCTGAGCACGTATCCAAAGCGATTTTATCAATGGAGGACATTCGCCAACTGATTCCTTATGGTACATTTTACAATCACGGCCGTGATAACGCTGTACAATATATGAATGCTTATCTAATTAACTCTCAAACAGAAGAACGTTTAAGAAATATTAAAGGAGTCAGTCGGGATAGTTTATTGAAAACTCCTCGCCAACTAGAATATGAGTCTATTCAGCCTAACAAAGTCAGCATGAATATGAGAATTGCTTATATGACGCAAGATGAACTACGTAAACGTGTAGAACAAATGATAAAAGATTCAAGAGGGCAACAACTTCTTTCCGAATTAGGATTTTTAGATGAGACAGGAAAACTTCAGTATGAAAAACTACCACGACTGTATGAGCAGCAGGGCATTATTGCTAAAGATTTAATGGATGCGTTAGAAGTCAATAATGAAAAGCGATATGACAAAGGAAAACGATTTGAATTAGAAAAAGGGTTGCAAATAGGTAGCACTATTCAACCAGGTCAGTTATTAGGATACCGAATCCATGATAATGGATACCGAGAAGCTATACGTTATGAAGGCACCAAAGTAGCCCAGCTTATTGATGGTGTGGAAGAAGGACGAGATTTAATTGTACGTTGGCAAACCCAACCATTTAAATTTATGCTTGACGGCGAAAAAATGACCGATTCCCCCGTAGATCGTCGATTTATTGAATATCTTACTGGTCGAAATGACATTGTAGGGATTATTAACCCAGATGTGGCGAAACACCACGACTTTGGAATGTTAATGTCGGGGGAAGCTAGATTGCTAGCTGAAGAAATTAAAAAACTAAGCCCATCCAAACAAAAAACCGCTAGAAAAATTATTGAAAATGGTGGTATTGGGCTCAAGTGGAATCAAGAAATGGGCGGGTTCATTGATCATAGTTTTGATTTGCAAATTGCTCGGGAACAATTTGATAAAGTATTTGAGCAACTCAACAAAGCCAAAATTCGTATTTCTCCAATAACTCCAACAGGATTGCGTATGGGTATTTTAGAAGGCCGTATGTCCAAAGTAGCCAATTATAGTAAAGTGATCGACCACAACGGAAGGCAAGTGATTGGCTATGAAGAAGGATATAATGCTGAAACTGGCGAATACGAAGTTCGTAAAGTATATGCAGATGGCAGAGATGGAGTACAATGGGGACACCGAGAGATGGGGGTACTAAAGAGCTATGGGTTAGAGAAAACCTATCAACATGTTCATCAAATTATGTTGGAACAAGCTCAGCAAACTCATCGTCTCCAAGAAACTAGAGCCGTTGCTGAATCATTGCGATATCTGACACATGAGGATCGTATTCAAACAGAGGCATTGAACATAGAAGACTTTGACTCTCTTCCAGAAATGTATCGTAGTGAGAATACGTACAAAGGAACGATTTTTGATCGTGAAAAAGTAAAAAGTTTAGTAAGCCAGTATAAAAATCATAATGCCATGAATGAGCATGGTTTCTGGCTAGAATTGCCTTCAGTAAAACGTCCTGATGGTAAGCTCGATAAAGTTACGATCCGCATGGACGAGACAGGGACATTAAAAGAAATTGATAAAATCTTTATTCCATTTACGAAACTGGAAGGGGCACATGGCGATATCCATTTGCGGGATTTGCAAAAACAAATTGCTCGTATTTATGAAAAAGCGGAAGAAGTGCAACGAGCAACCAGTCTTCAAGATGCACGAATGGCCCATCAAGAATTGCAGCAAGCGGTTCGAGGATATGTCAAACAATCATTTAAAGAACTCACCTCTTCTAAAGGTATGCTATTTGGAGATGTCTTTAAAACCCATATGAATAATTCGGCTTCAGGACTTTTTAAACTCATGGATTATCATACGTCTCAAAAAGTGATGGAAAAATGGGGAGAAGGAGAGTACACGATTATTTCTGAAGATACTGCCAAGAAGATGGGCATTTACGATCGATTAAAAGCCGGAAACGAATTGTATGTAGCAAATGTCCGTTACCCAACATTCCATGATGGAGCCATGCAGTTTACAAAACTCAAAATGGCCGACTGGGTAAAAGAGGGAGAGTTTCATACTACATCCTTTGCATCCATGCTTCAAAATGCAGACTCTGACGGAGACTACTCGCATATTGTCTTTGTTGATGATAAAGACATTCAAGAAGAATGGAGAAGGGCACATGATCAAACACGACAAAAATTTGAAGAACGATGGAGAGCACATTTAGAAAAAACGGACCCAACACACCCATCATATCAAGAAGCAAAACCGGTAAGTATTCGAGATACGGAAGCAAAGGGAGTAGCTGATGAGCAATGGAAACAGTTTGTTTTGAAGCGAATCGGAAACAATGATCAAGAAACAGCATCTAAAATCGGTAAGATGACCATCGGACGAGCTTCCAACTTAAACTTATTTATTCGTCAAGTGGCAGACCGGTACTATGCCGATAACCCGGAAATTAACAATAAAATAAAAGAATTTGGTCGGGGACTCGAACAAAAGCTCATCGACGCAAAGCACGGAGCTGAACCAGCGGGCTTAAAAATGATTGATGCCATTTATGCAGGAAATTGGGAGAAAGCCTTTGAAATTGATAAGCAATATTTTGATGGCATGTTCCAAAAGGACTATTATATGAACGTGGTTGCTCAGGAAATGCCAATGGCACTTACTCGAATGAGAGAGGGACTTCGCACAGCAGGCTTTAAATTTGGAACAAGTACCGGAATCAATGCCAACTATGGAGTTCAGAAGTTAATCGATTTATTATACGGACAAGCAGATCCACAAGAGTATGGGGGAGATAATAAAGCATTAGCCATGTGGCATAAATATCTTCAAAGCGAAGGCATGAACATAGATCTTCATGGAGAACAACAAGCTCCTATGCCTATTCAACGATTAACAACAACTCCAATGAAAGAGCGAATAGATGAAGGAAAAGGAATATTAAATCGAGCTCGCAATACGTTGAGTGATGCTATTGGAGGAAGTATTTCGGGTGTCAAAGGGAAGATTAGTCAACTCTTTGATAGTATCCAAAACATGAATCCAAAAACCGCTGCCCTCTTGGGAGCAGGTCTTGCAGTAACGGGTATTGCAGGGTACAATATTCTTAACAGTGATAAACCTGTAATGCATTACAATAATGAAAGTCAAGAAAGAAAACGAGAACCTCGTCCGGCTTTGCAAGTAGATATGAATGATTACCATTCAACACAAAATGCATCCATTCATATTGAGGCTTCCGGAAGGAAAGTAGGTTCTGATCAAATGTCTCATATGGTGGCTCAAGGAATGAGAGAGTCCGGCATGAATGCAGGACCAACCCGCATTTCTGTGACCCATCGGGATAATACTCAACAATTAAACCGAGTTTGGTATCGGGATAAAGTACGAGAGAATATTTAGGGGGTATGCTCATGTCATTCCAGCAATATATTCCCTATGGGGGATTGCTTGAGCATCACTTACGCATAGGGGACACGATTTTTTACGTGCCCCCTACTGCTATTAGTGTGCATCGTCAAATGAAAAATCAACGAATATCTATTTTACGGGCACGCAATAGTTTGCCAGTAGAATCCGGTTATTTTGACCGGGTCATTGAATTTACTTTGTTCTTTCCGGATATTGAATCCATTAATAACGAGCTCCGTCCTTTATTGGCTCAGGTAAAGAAATGCCCGTTTCTTCCGATTGAAAATACGTATTTGAATGATATTCATAAAATTGAAGCCGTTACGATTGTAGGAGTTACTGTACAAACCACTCCAGGATTCCCTAATACGCTTCAAGCTCAAATTCAATGTTATGCCTTTGAGCCGGCAAGTTATATTGCGGATGAGGATGACCGAACGTTTGACGAAATGTTTGACTGGCCACTATTCCGTTGGTATTACAGTCGAAATTTAGATCCTCAAATCGGAAATATGTTTCACACGTATTTTGAACCTTTGTATGGAGAGTTGGATCATTCTTTTAAATTTCGGATTGCCGCTATGGATGATTTAGATGCGATTGCCGCATGGAGAAAAGAAAAGAAAAAACTCATTCGAGATTTTCTAAGAGAAACCCGGGAAAACTTTTGGGGAAATGAAAAACGAGAAGAAGAATTTCATCAAAAATATGACAAGCTATATCAAAAAGCCATGTTTGAGTACCAGCTTCATTATGAAGATTGGAATCTTCCGGGACTTGTTTTAACAGACCTATCTATTGGTTTTGAAAATAATATCGCATCCTTACAACTGCAAGAAGATGCTTCTCCAACTCATCAATACTTAGGTTCACAAGATACGATTTTAGTAGCCCGTTTTCAAACCGATAACATAGAAACCATTGCCGAATTAGAAGCTCTTGTCAATCGAGCCACGTATATGACTCGCACTTATCATAAAGAGGTATCGAATGGATTTTTAGAGTTTGATCACCCGTTGGCTCGATTATTTGGTGTGCGAAATGTTACGATCGAGGATATGCAAACTAATACGATTGAAGGGTATCCCGGAGCACATGAAGTTGTTTTAACGATGATTGCCTATAACCGAGCAGAACGAAAATTAAATGAGGTACAATGGCTGTCAGAAACGGCTCAATGGGATATTAGCAAATATGAGGAGCTTTCTTTATTAGGGATTTTTACAGATTTTGACCTTGGAATTTCAGAAGATTATCAAGGTTCGGATATCATCATGGACATGCCTCTTATTAGTCCATTTGCACGTTTTGTACGGTTTATGTGGGATCGCCCAATGTTTGAACAGATGTTTTTAGGTTTGAAAAACTTTTTAGCCGGGCATCACAAAACACCTGCTGATTTAGATCAAGAAGGAGTTAAACGTATCATTTATGATGAATCCATTAAACAATTTTTCCGAGCAGCTGAAGTGTATCCCGATTTAGAGCTTCCGACATATGCAGAAGTAGCTATGGCAGGATTTCATGTGGAAAACACAAACGATGGCGTGTTTGTTGATCCAGACTTTTTCATTAAATATAAAAAAGGAACTCTATTTTGGGAAAATTTATTAAAATCCATTGAGCAAAATTATCAGGTTGTGTTACGAGATGCTTTAGGCGGAGAAGCAGTCGTTCATGGTGGTGAAATTAAAAATATCAATAAAGTAACCAGTGAGCAAATTCAAAAAGGAAAAAAGGACTTCCAAGAAGCTTCTGGTCAACAGCAAATGGATGCTTCTCCAATTGCAAAAGATCTCATCGATACGGGCAATTTAAAAAAGGAACAAATGGAAGCTTTGATTCGTCAGAAAGCTCAACAGTTTGGTTTAAATCAGAACTTCCCTTTGGCTTTTGCTCGTGCTATGGATGAGGAATTAAAGCAGTTTTATGATAAAGGAATGAATGCGAAACAAGGAAAAGTTGTTAATCGTAACAGTAGTGCACCTGTTATGATGAACAATCACTTTGAGTTTTACACGAATCCTGATGGAACCATTGACGGTGAGTATATTGGAGTGATGAAAGTTCGACGTTTATATGGCTCCAATGTGAATTTGCTAGGAAAAAACATCGAGTACAATGTGGAAACTGGTATCCGAAAAATGGCCGACTTTTATGCTGAATTAGCTCGTATTCATGCGAATTCTGCCAATGGAGGCAAGAAAATTTATAACGAACAATACGTTTACGATTTGTTTGGTCTAAAAAATAAAAGAGGCACATTTGATGTAGAAAAAGCACGGTTTGCCGGAGTTGTCATGTTGTATCTTGGATTTGACCGAGAATATATGGCACTTGTTAAAGATAATAAACGACCACCACGGCAAATTGTGCAATTGGTGCAAAAAGTTTTGGATAACGTAAAAAATGAAGAACAATGGACTAATCAGCAAATTCACAATCGGGTAAAGAATTTACCAATCAAAGATTTTAAATCTGTAGGAACTCAGGCAAGTGCAGTTACTTCTACCACGAGTGCTTCTTATGTAGATGATAATAATCAAATTTATAAAGGCATGCTTCATGATATGCTGCGTTATGATAAACGAGGTCGATTGGTTCGAGCATTCCCAACATTTTTCCTTACTTTTATTGATGAGGGTCAATATATCGGAACTATCAAACTGTCCGATCAATTTTTTCAGTATAAAGCAGTCATGGATATCATGTACACCAATAATCGAAAAGAAGCATCAAGTACATTAGTCTTAGAAATGTCTAATATTTATGGGACTTTAGATGATGCCGAAAAAGGAATGGATTTAACTCACACAGGTTACTCAGAAGTCTTTAAAGCCATGACACTTCCGGGAGCTGTAACACGGGAAGCAGAGCGTTCCCGTCACCGAAATCCAAATTACTATAAATCGATTATGCTTCGCACTGGGACTCGTATTCATTTTCGAATGGGATATGGCTCTAATCCAATGGAAATGCCAACAATTATGAATGGTACCATTACCTCAATTACAAATAATAAAGAATCCATTACGGTCATTGCACAGGATGACGGAATCGAATTAACGAATAAAATCCGGGCTGATGTGAACGAAACAACAGACGGAGGATTTCTTTTTTCTAAGAAAGAGCCTACCGAAATTGTTGATGAATTATTGACGGATTCCCAGGGATTCTTTAGGAACTTGTGGGCCGGATTATCAAACAAAGAATTTGAGAATCACAGTCTTGGAATTATGCATTTTGGTAGTCAACAGCAGCCACAAGGATGGGCACAATTACAATCCTTCTTGGGTGGTATCCCGGTAGGAGCTGCAGCTGGGATTATGGGAGGAGTGATCGGTGCTATTGCTGGATCTCTTTCCGGAGGACTCTTTGGTGGTGTACTCGCTGGAAAAGATAGTCGTACCATTGGGGAAATCAATATGAATGTCTATCAAACGACAGGGCTTACTAATGAAGAACATGATCAGTGGTGGACGAAAATCAAAGATGCTTTTGGTATTGGGAAAGCGGATGAACCCGGCATTAATATCAATCTATTTGATAAAAGTGTATGGGATGTCTTAAATATTTGTGCTTCTGTTGGAGATGATCATATCGTAGCGGTGCATCCATTTGGATTCCGTAACACTATCTTTTCTGGAAAACCTTATTTTCCGCTTCATTATGACTATATCGTGGATGCTAAACAAGAAAAAGTGCTAGGAACAGCGGTCAAACCGTTTCGACAGTTTCATGTGTATGATAGTGCTACCTCGATTTTAGATAACAGTATTGAAGCAACAGAAGAATATATACGAACAGTAGCTGTAGGTGTATACATGAATGAAGGGGAAATGGATACCACCTCTCCTATTTTCGTGGACACAAACATTTGGCCAGAAAAACAACGAGTTGTTAATATTGATACGACAATGAATGCGCAAGGAGTGCGGTTGATTCAGCATATTCCTCTCATTGGAGGACTATTAAATAAGCCATTGAAATGGTACTTCGATGAAGGAGTAGCAATTAAAATAGCAGCCGCTGGTTTACGAGATTATGTCAAAGACATGTATGATGGATACTTAACCGTTATGGGGGATCCAAGTGTTAAGCCTTATGATCAAATGTGGGTTTTTGATACGTATAACGATATCGTCGGTCTTGCAGAAGTAAAAGAAGTTACCCAAATCATGAATCACCAAATGGGATACATCACAATGATCAAACCGGATGCAGTGGTTGTTAATAGTGACCGGCGAGCTATGGGATTTGCCATGACACTCCAAGCCATTGCCGGAAGTGCCCTAATCACATATGCTCTGCGTAAAAAATTGAAAACATCTAAATATGCAGGACATCTTCCTATTTTAAATGCAGCGTGGGCAGCGACTCAGAATCAATTTGATCGATTGAAAGAGCGTTTTCAAACCAATCGGGTAACTAAAAAGTTGTATGATACTCTAACAGGAAAACGACCATCTAATGAGAACGATATTTTACAAAAGGAATCTAAACGAAAAAGTGTGCGAGCAAAAGCAGAAGATGTAGCTCGATGGGCCAAAAACGGAATGTTGAATCAACTAGAAAAATGGACCGGAGAAAAAGCTCGCAACAATCTTGAGGAAATTTTGAGAAACAGTCGGGAATTTGGCTATAACACCTTTAATCATCTTCGATTAAAAGAAAAAATCACTCCTCTTTTAACAAGTGGAAGTCGAAAGCTTCGAAAACTCAAAGGAGTCGGGGAATATGCACGTATGGCGTGGGCAGGAACTCATGCTGCAGCAGGACCAATTGGATGGATTGCTTTTGCCATTGAAGCTTTAGTGATTCATTTAATTACTGCCACTGTAGCAGAATTTATTGAGCGATGGCTCTTTACAAGGCAAGCTGTCATGATTGCTCCTCTTATCAAAGGAGGATTGGAGTTCACCGCAGGAATTAATGGTCATAAAGGATCAGTGATTGGAGATCCCCCGGACTTTTGGCAAAGATTTATGACCAACGAATTTTCCGCTGTTTTACTAGGATTTTTTGGAGTGGATGCATGGAAGTATCGCCAAGATTATGTAATGGAAAATGATCTTCAAATGCAAACAAATTCCTCTGTTTCTCGTATCAATGTCAATAGTATGGCACAAGATTTATTGCAGCATTTTCGGAAACAACCACGGAACGTACCAGAATTGCAACACTTGTATGAAGAGGATCGCAAAGCAGCATTAGAACAAGTCAACCGGCGTTTGGCATTACTAAATTCTCGATACACCAAAGCTGTTCACCCAGAAGAAGAAAAGAGTTGGGAGGAATGGAAAAAACAAATCGGGGATTGGTTTTCAGACCTTTGGGAGCAAATCAAATTACTTTTTGGTGGAAAAGATGATGGACAAGTTTGTATTCCAAAGGGAGATGTGCCAACCAACGGAAAAGCCGTGAATCTATCCAAATACTTTAGTGTGATCGGACCAAAAATTGAAGAAGAATGTAAACGTCAGGGATTAAGTCCTTACGCAGAAATTCTAAAAGCAAAATGTATGCAAGAATCAGGAGGAAACTACCTCAAATATCCGGATGTTATGCAAGCATCAGAATCATTAGGAAAACCAATCGGATGGATTAAAGATGTAGATTTATCCATTCGTCAAGGTGTGAAATATTTTGGTGAGATTATTAAGAAATGTAATGGAGATATTAAACTTGCCCTGCAATCATACAACTACGGAAAAGGCTTTATTGATTACGCCATGAAACGAGGAGGCAAATATACACCGGAATTGGCATGGTCGTTTGCTGAAGAAATGGTGAAGAAATATGGAAGAATTTCACGTATTCCTCCGGGATATGGAGACTCAAAATATGTTGAACGAGTACTTCGTTATTATCAAGGGGATCTTCCAAGTGGGGAATGTGAAAATGCAGTAGGCAATGGTCCGGGTGGAGCAAGTTCATGTCCATCTGTAACCGGAAGAGAGGGAAAGAGAAAATATCAAACAAGTGGAGAAGGATTAACAGATTTGCGCACAATTCCGCAGCGACCATTTGGCCTTGCTATTGTAGGTGGAACAAGTAAAGTACGACCTGGAACCGCAGAAGCTTTAGTTAATATGGCTCTTCTTTACAAGAAAGCAACAGGCAAAACGTTTAAAGTTACCAGTGGAAATCGACCAGGAGATCCTAATTGGCATGGAACCGGATGGGCGGTGGATATTGATACACCTAATACCATGCGAATTATTAATGGCAAAATGCGATTCCCAAATGGAACGGATAAAAACGATGCCCGTGCTTTATGTCAAGCTGCTATTGAAGCAGGTTTTCGTGGTCTATATTTTGGTGATTGGGATATCGTGCAAGAGATGAATCAGAAATACGGGGCAGGAACAATGACATATGATCCGGGTGGTCACTGGAATCATCTCCATTGCTCTTATCCAATTTGTAAGAAAAAATAGGGAGGAATATAAATGACTGTTGAACAAAGCAGCTTTAAGAAAGGGTTGTATGAGCAAAGTGCCGATAGAGCGTCTGAGCGACGCTCTTATGGCCTTATTGGAAAAGTGGCGTATTATCATCCCAATACCACATATTGTTCTTGTGGAGCAACTGACCAATTTGGAAATGAACGTCACCCAAAAGGCAGAAAAACACCACTTGCCAAACACGAACGACATACCATAGATGTGGATGTTCTATTAGGAAATAAAATTCAGCGATTATACTCTGTCCCATGCTTTGTTTATTCGCAGGGTTTGATTGATAAAGGTTTTCAAAAAAATGATCGGGTATGGATTGAATTTGTCAATGGAGATCCGAATATGCCTGTGGCCACTGCTTATTATCGAGAGCCCGATCAATTAGATTTATTCTTTAATAATCTTAAATACCGGGTAGCGGAATTCTTCGATGAATTGCTTCCGGGATAAGAGGTGATAAGATGAGCTGGAAAGAGGATTTATATGAATTAGACTTATATGAATCACTAGATTTAGATGTAATCGCAGACCAGAGTACAGAAGCCAAAGAAAATGATATTGGAATGATTAATCCCATCAGCGGAGCCGGTATCCTTGCGAGAGAGAATGGAACTCTAGAAGGATTTGCTGATTACGGGTTAGGATTTCGGTTTAGTCGAGATAGTCAAAGTCTTTTAATTTTTGCACCAAATATTCATGTATTTTCACTTCATATTGAAAAGCATGACAAAATCATACGAAATACGTATTTAAAAGATGAATACGGGGATATCGAAAACTTGTTAAATGAAATCAAACTCGTTGAAGGAGATCATAACCATGAGAAACTATAACGAAAAAGATTTGGCATTTTATAATTTAGATAGCCATATTGAAGGAGATTTGATTGTCGATGAAACTGGGGATCTTGCTTTAACAGTAAATTATGATTCAGCCCGGCAAGATATCACCAATCGACTTCGCACACAAAAAGGAGATTGGCGTTCTCATCCGCAATTAGGAGCGGATTTAGAATTATTAGAGGGAGAACCAAATACTCGAGAAACCGGAATGAAAGGTGTAGCTCAAATTTATGAAGCTCTCACATATGACCATCGTTTTCACTTAGAAGATCTTCATGTACGGGCTGTGCCTACTAGTATTGAGGAAATTCAGTTCTTCGTATTATTAGATTCCGATTCTAATGAACCCGTTGTGGTACAACAATCCCTAGAATTATAAAGCAGGTGATATCATGTTTTTAAAACGCAGTAAGCAGGAAATTTTACGAGATGCGGCTATCATACTTGCTCGAAATACGCCTATTACCAACTTTTCAGCAGGAAGTATTGCCCGCTCTATTGTAGAAGCAATAGCTTCAGAAATTGGAACTAGTGAGGATCCCAATCGTGTATCTTTATATGAATTTGCTCAGCAGGTATTGGATCTCGGTTTTTTAAGTCGTGCGAAAAAGACAGAACTTGATTTAATCGGAGGATTATTTAGTTATCCACGACGCAAAGAACAGATCCGAAAAGAAGATGGAAGTCTAGTAGAAGAGCCCATTAGTGATGATATGTATCGCTATGAAATATCACAAGTGGTTCCATCTATGGCTACAGCAAATTATACCTCCCTGCGTTTGGCACTCCTTACGATACAAGGCATCAAAGATATTATTGGGAAAGAGTATAGTCATGGAACAGGTAGCTTTTCTTTTATTATTATCCCCCAATATGGATTTGATGAAAAAGAGATAAGGGCGAAAGTACAAGAAGCGGTTGAAAAGGTTAAAGGTTTTGGGATTCGCCCTCATATTCTATTTCCGGTATCTGTGCCAGTAGATATTACGGTAAAACTTCTTTTTCATGAAACAACAAGTGAACCTCAAAAAGCACATATCCGTCTGGAAACCGAACAAAAATTAAAGTCTTATATTGGTCAACACGAAATGGGAAAAGGAATTATTTACAATGATTTAGTACAGGAAATCATGAATACTCATGAAAAAATTGTAGATTTTGAGATACTGAAATTTTACATGAACAATGAGCCTGTACTCTTAACGAATCAGTCAATATTAGAAGATGAGCGTCTTACACCGCAGTATATTCAGGCTATTTAATGCAGAGCGAAAAAGACTTGTAATGCATGACATGTTATTATAAAGAAAGATGAACTGAGCGAAAAAAGGAGAAAGGGTCATATTATACTTCTTTGTATGACATAAATAAGGAGGAATCAGTAATATGGCCATTAACCGAATACGACTGAGTCAAATTAAGGCGCAAAGTCCGGATCTCAATCATTTTGAGGAGCAATTAAATGGACAAGGACAACCCTACTATGAGAAAATCGTGGCTTCTGAAGGGCAGCAACGATTTACATTAGCGGTCCCATACCAAGCAGGAAATGGAGATTTATTGGTCTTTTTGAATGGACAGAAAGTGACAGCTACTTCAGATCCATCTCAAGCCGATGGGGAATATCGGGAAATCGATCCAACCACTATCGAATTTGTAAATCCTTTATTCCAAGATGATATTGTAGAGTTCTTTATGAGTGGAAAAGGCCAAGGGGTGGCTATGGTCGTAGACCACTTTCATGTGTATCGAGAAAAGCCAAGTGGAACGATTGATGGGATCAATCGAGTCTTTTTTCTAGCACGCACTCCAAAGGTCAATTCGGAAATGGTGTTCCGAAATGGAATACTATTGAACATGGGAGTAGAAGAAGATTATGTCATGGATGGCAATAAAATCATTTTTAATGAGGCTCCACCTATAGGTTCGAAAATTCTTGTTAATTATGATGTATCCTATGTCTAATAAGGAGGAATAGGCATGTCAAATCCTACAAAAATCTTAATGTATGATTTAGAATCTTCTATTCGAAAACTTCTTGAAGATTTAAACACCTTTCAAGGAAGCTATTCGTCTTTATATGAGCGTTTAAACAAACTTGATGTCAGTGTGTTTGATGGAGATACCAAATCTGTAATCCAAGATTTGATTGATGCATATCGAAACGATAATAAAGGATTGACTAGGGAACGGATAAACAGCTTGGAATCCCAATTAGCAAGTACCCAAGACGATGTGGTCATTCTTGAAAATAAATTAAACAGCACTGAGAAGCAGATCCTTTTAAGCTCCATTATCGAAACATCAAAGTACGAAGAATATCAATATGACTCTGGAGGCAATGTCATTCATCATCGTGTTTATGCAGACAATACCAAAGCCAAAAAGATATATGAAATCTCTTTCACGTATGATTCGCCAGAAAGTGGAGTATTGCAAAGTTCTCAAAAGAAAGTATACGAAGAAGATGGTGTTACCTTAAAACAAACCGTAAATAAGGTATACAATTATGATTCTCAAACAGGGGATATTATCTCCATTGCAACTACAGTAGTGTAGCGGGGGGAGGGGAGCTGTATGGATATTGTTTCATTTTCTAAAGCCAGTAAAACACTCAAAAAGATTCAAGAACTTGATCAATCTGTAGTGTCTCCTTTAGCCGAAGACCGGTTTTCAACTGTCGATGCACGGTTGGATTGGCTAGAGGGGCAAGCTAATAAGGCCATCACCGAAAATAGCAAACAGTTGGATTTAAGTCAAGGTGTATTTGATAATACCGAGTTTGTGAATGGAAAGTTGAAGTTGAAGGCAGTAAGACAAATAGAAACAATGGAGTCAAATGTGCAAATCCACTACTACCCTTCCGGCACTTATGAATCTCCGGTTATTGATTTAGGAGAGGAATGGAAAGAAACAAAATTAGTGGATATTATCAAGCAAATTAAAACAGGAACAACAGATTGTATTTTAGAAATATCCACTTCTTCAGATGGAGTCACATTTTCATCTTATTTGACACTCGATTTATCCTCTTTACCTCAAGGTCGATATATAAAAATACGTGCTACTTTATCGGCTCTAGTACAACCGGGAGAAGTTAAAACCCTGCAATATAGTCAGTCTCCTGAAAATCACGTCACGTTAAATGAATTTACAGAAGCCAATGGGGATCTCAAATTAAAAAATCAATACACATATGCGATGAATATGGACGGAACACTGGGACAGGGAAATCAATTTAGTGTTTCCATTCCAAAAACATCTTTTAAATCGATTCAATCGATAGAGGTGAAATAACATGCAGTCCACAATAAAATATTTAGTTGAAGATAATGGAGAAGTAAAGAAATTTAATGGAACCTCTTGGGTTTCAGTTGGTTCGATGCCTGCCACGGAATCCATGTTCTTAACGGATGGCATGACTGATTTAAGTGTGATTGATAATGCTGCCATTCAAGCATTGGTGTCAGATACACCGAAACTATTAATGTATCATGATAATCCATCTAAGACTTCAGCTTTGGCTACCTTAATAGCCGTACCACATGGACAGTTAATCCTTCAAGAAGGGGATATGGATGTAAGCGGAGGAGTGCAAAGTCTTTCTATTGCGGCAACCTCTACAGGTGTAAGTATGTTAAAAATAATCATTAGTACAGATAGCGGAGTGACATGGAAAACTTTTGACGGGAATGCATGGAGCGCCATTGTTCCAAATGCATCATCGGTAAAATCCAATGGCATGACACCATCTGTTATCAATGGTCTTACGAAAGACCAAATTGATGTACTCTTAAATGGAAGTAACACTTTGCGATTTGCCTATTATTTAGAGCAAGATCAAATAGTCGATGTTGTAAATGTCGATTCTATTACGATTACAGCCAATCCTGTAGCAACAGAAACTCCATCCCTTGACAGTATTAAAATCACATATGACGAATTAACCATTGAAGGGCGCATGCAAGATCTAGAAAGAGTGAATGCAATCAATATGCAAAAACTTCAATTTAAAGCAAATACCATTATGAAATCACATGCTTATAAACTTCATGATTTGGTAATAGACACATTTGAGGTAGACAGTATGGAAACATTAGATTCGTCAATAAATGACACACAAATTAAAGACATGTCTACACCTGAGATACTGGGAAATGGATATATTTCAAAAGTAAGTCTATCTGAGTTTAAGAGTATCAATGGAGTCACTCTTTCTTAGTGACTCCTTCAAGGAGGGAAATAAATGGGACAACCAATTAGAAATTTGCCAGTTGGATCATGGGTAAAAGATACTGCTACTCTAATTAACGGGAAAATAGTTAAATGGAAAATTCTAGATCATAATCATTCTGGTTATCCAACCAATACCACTACTTTAATGGGTGTTCCCGATCAAACTGATCCTGTCCTAGTGTCTCCACAACCATCTTGGAACAACAGTGCCAAAAGCACATTTCGTGATTTTTCTACTACTTATAAAGGGATGACCAAAACCATCGGTGAAATCCTGGATGAATTATACCAAGGATTCAGTCAAGGATTAAAAAATAAAATTGTGGATACGCCATTGGATATTGGTTATTCAGGAAGCTATACAGGATCTAGTGCACGGACAAGAAAAGAAACTCATCGTATCTTTTTATTTGGTGCAAAAGAAATGAATCATGGAAGTTCTACTTATTTAAATGGAGCCAATAGTCAAGTGTACTTTCCACAATTAAGTGCATTTAATAATTCTGGTATTAATATTTATATGAACATTGATTCTTCAATAAAAGTCATGAGTCGTGATATCGCAATTAGTTCATCTGACTATTATACTATGTTTCCAGGATACCTAAATATTCAACAAGGATATAGCGCTAGTTCTACAATTCAAATGCAGATTCTTCCAATGATTAATATATCATCTGATACAATGGTTAAAGACCAACAGGATGGTGATACTTATATTTTAGATCTTAGTCAACGTTTAGGTTTAATAGAAAAAGATGGAGAAATTCTTAAATGGGATGCAAGTATCTCTAATTGGGTGAGTGTGGGCAATAGTCCGGCAACAGAAGATATGTTTTTAAATCATGGAATAGCTGATTTTTCTGTTATTCCAAAAGAAAAATGGAAGAAGCTAAATAATCAATTTGATATCCTTTGTTATAGTGATGTATCAGATTTGCAAAAAATTATTATTAAAAAACCCAAAAGTGTGTATAATCCTACGGAGTTTTGTTATAAGGGATATGGTGTAATTGCAACAAAAACAGAAATCTTGCCAAAATCAAGAAGAAAATTGCTGATTAGTGCAGAGCATGCAAATTGTCTATTTGAATATTCCTTAGATGACGGTATAACATGGCATAGTTGCAATGTAGAAGAATTGATAGATGTTACAGCCATTTCTGGAAATCAATTAAAAATAAAAATTACTCTTCCTGATGTAACAGCAACTATTAGTTCATTATCATTTTCGTGGATATAAATAACAGGAAATATGGGTATATAAATTGAGGTGAAGTTAAAAATTAAAGATTTTAACAGACAGAGAATAGTTTTCCTCTTATACTTCCCCTTATAATAAAATCATGTAATGCTTTTCATGACAAGAGGTGAAATACATGGATGTTCTTTCGTTAGCAAAAGCCATGAAAGCAAAACGAAGCATTCAACAATTGCAACATCGATTAGGAATGAATGGAACCGAACAAGGAGAAGATGTGCGAGGCACTTATGCAAATGTCAAAAGCAGATTAGAAGAATTGGAAAAGAAAAATCCCAAAGTGACTTTGTATAATCGAGTCAGCGATTTGGAGCAGCATACAGTTATCAACTTAAACAAACACAATTTGCATATCAACTCGATTTTAAATCAATCCAAATTTAATTTAGCTGAATTGGCCTTTGATGATTTTGGTGACGATAGCGGCATTGATGCCTCAAAGTCAATCGGTCATGTATTTGATGCAGCCGGCCGCCGAGTAAAAATTGCAAATGGACAAACGCAAGCAGAAATTGTCACTACTGCTGAAAATACAAATACGATCCCACAAATGATCACAGTTTCCCAATCCTTTAATGGACAGTTAACATCAAACAAATTAGTGGATATGACTAATGGAACATTGATGAATACTGAAATCGTGAATGGGAAAATTCAACTAAAAACAATAGGCACTATAAAAGCAGGAATATATAAATCCAATGCCATACCAATTATGAATAGTAATATGAGTAAAGGAATTACAGTATCTGCTTCTTCTGAATATAGTGCAACTTATCAAGCCTGGAAAGCTTTTAATGGTACTACATTAGACAGCACTGATGCATGGATTACTGCCAATGGTCAAACAGTGGGATGGTTAAAACTTGATTTGGGTGCAGGAAATGAAAAAGCGATTGCCAAATACACGATTACACCTAGAAATCATACGAGCTCACTAGATGCTTCTCCTAAAAACTGGACATTTGAAGCTTCTCATACAGGGGCTTTCGCTGGAGAGCAAATTATTTTGGATCAGCAAACCGATATCACGGGATGGTCAATAAACACTAAAAAAGAGTTTACTTTTACTAATACAATGCCTTATCGTTATTATCGCATTCATATTACAGCAAACAATGGAAATGGATCTTATACAGCTATTGGTGAAATGGAATTAATGGAAGAAGATATTCAAAATCTCTATGTGCCAAGTGGATCCTATGAATCTCCTGTATTAGATTTAGGAGAAAACTTCAAATCATTGAGAAAAATTGAGAAAAATGGATCTGTTTTAGTGGAATATGTAAGTCTAATTCCAGCCATGACATCCAACGATAACGGTAATATACAAATATCTGCTTCCACTCAATATAGTAGCACTTATGCACCATTTAAGGCTTTTGATGGGATTATATCAGGAAGTGCAAATCGTTGGGTTACGGCTTACAACTATAGGACAGGATGGCTTCAAGTGCAATTTAAGTCAGGTGCGAAGGTTGTAAAAAAGTATTCGATTCGATGTATAGATGGTAGCAATATAGGTCAAGCACCTAAAGATTGGACCTTTGAGGGGTCACACGACAGAATAAATTGGACCATTTTAGATCAACAAGCCAATCAAATCAATTGGTCGTCGGCTGAAAAAAGAGAATTTGAAATTAGCAATACAAATGCTTATCCATATTATCGCATCAATATTACTGCAAATAATGGAGAAACGGCCGTATCAATTACAGAAATGGAGTTGTTTGAGAAAATTGAATATGGAGATGTGAAAGTTTATACTGCCACGTCCTCTGATAACCTCACGTTTTCTGACTGGCAATCTATTAATCCAGATGGAACGATTGCCTCTCCATCGGCTCGGTATATAAAAATAAAAGTGGAGCTAATCGGTGGTGCAGAAGTGCAAGAAAAAACAGTATATGATTTTACTTTAACGGATGCAGTTAATTTTGAGGCAAATAAGCAGATAGTGTTTGATGGTTCATTAAGACTGAAAGTAAACCATACTGAAAGCATGGATCTTGACCCCTCATTCTCAGAATCAGGAACATTATTAAGAAAAGTTATTAATAAGAATCAATTTAAAACAATCGAAAAGCTAGAGGTGAAATAAGAAGTGCCTGTTGTTGTTTTGCATCCTAGTAAAGACACTTATATATTGAGTTACAATAGCAACAATAACTATGGAACTAATACAACCCTACAGATAGGAGTCAACGGAACCTTATCAAACGCACAAGGGAACATCTTAATTCAATTTGATCTCAGTTCAATTCCTCAAGGAGCCATCATTATTAGTGCAGTTTTAGAATTGTATTGCTACTCAAGATATACTACTAATAACGATGCTATTATCTCTGCCCCTTTAAATACCATAAAAACAGATTGGAGTGAAACAGAAGTCAATTGGTCAACCAGGCCTTCTGTTAATAGTGAGAATATTGAACCTTACACGGGGCTATGGACAGTGAATGCATGGTGGAAATGGAATGTTACAGACTTGATTAGAAAGTTTGTTTCAGGTACTCAAACGAATTATGGGTTTGAAGTTAGTCGAATATCTAGTGGAACTTATAAATATAGTGGAGCTCAGTTTTATTCTTCAAACTATACAACCAATCCATCGCTACGTCCAAGACTTGTTGTTGAGTACTTAAACGAAAAGTATCTCTTCCAAGATGGAACAGATATAAAGAAGTATGTAAAAAAAATAAATGACACAGTTCCATTAATGTCTTCTGGAATAAATGGAAATATAGTTATTTCATGTTCAAGTGTTTACAATAGTAATTATGCAGATTGGAAAATGTTTAATAAAACATTACAAGGTGCGTATGATGCATGGTTAACAGGAAGCGGGAAAACAGTGGGAGAATGGATTCAAGTGGATTTTGGCGAAGGAAATGAAAAGAAAATTACTAAGTATACATTAACCACAAGAAATCATTCATCTCCGAATCCAGCATATGGCTGGGTGATAGAAGCTAGTAATAATGCATCATCATGGATTCAAATCGATTCACAAAATAATCAAAATACACCATCTTGGCCTGGAAATACAAAAAAAGAATATACTTGTGCTACACCTCCAACGGTTCCATATCGCTATTATAGATTACGAATCACAAATGCAGGTTCACAGAGCTACTGTGGCTTTGGTGAAATGGAATTATTGGAGGAGGAAAAAGGGTGGAGAGTTGTAGGAGCTGCTCCAGTAACCAAAACCATGTTTGATCAGGATGGCATGACTGATCTCTCCATTATAGACCACGTGGTAATTCAAGATTTAACTTCCGATAATCCTGAAATATTATGCTGGACTGATGAAACAGGATCTTCTGTTGCTCGTACCATTCATTTAGTGGCTGTTCCAAAGCCTCAACTTCTCTTACCTGTAGAAGATTTAACTATAGGAGAAGTAGAGAGCATGAATCTCGCAACTACTTTATCCGAAGTAGGAGATATCAAGGTGATTATTAGCGGAGATAGTGGGGCAACATGGAAAGGGAAAAATGGAACAGTAGAAATATCTGATTTAACACAAGTAAAAACAAATGGATATACACCAAGTGAATTTAACACTCTAACTAAACAGGAATTGACTTATTTGTTCCCAAACAGAAAAGCACGATTTGCTTTCTATTTAGAACAAACAGCATCAGCTGATGTTGTTACAATCAATAAACTGACTATTAATGAAAATGTTTATAAATTTACACCGGATTTGAATTCTTTAAAAGTCATCTATGATTTATTAAAAAATGAAAATCCTAAACTCTATGTCTCCCGAGATGATGGAATCACTTGGAAAGAAGTCCAACCAGATACTCTTACTCGATTGGATGATCTACCAGAGGGAACTAGGCTACGTGTTAAAGCCGTTCTTTCCAACGGACAAGAATTACACGGACTTTCGTATTCATGGATTTAAGGGGTGTGACAGATGGATGTGGTATCCTATGCTAAATCAATTAAAGCAAAAAAACGTATTCAACAATTGCAAAATCGGCTAGGAATGAATGGCACTGAACAAGGAAATGATGTGCGAGATGTATATGAGAGTGTAAAGCAACGCTTAGAGACTCTTGAACAAAAGAGTCCTAAGATGGCTTTATACAACCGTGTTTCAGAATTAGAAACAAATACTATTATTAACTTAAACAAACATAATTTGCATGTAAACTCTGTTCTAAATCAAAATAAATATCAATTCATGGAGTTAATGTTTGATGATTTTGCCGATGATAGCGGCATTGATGCTACGAAATCTATTTCTTATGTTTTTGATTCTGTAAATCGTCGAATTCAAATTGCCAATGGTCAAACCCAGGCGATTGTTGTAACAACTGCTGAAAATACAGTAAATATTCCACGCATGATTACGGTATCTCAAGTCTTTAATAAACAGGCAGTAGTGCAAAAACCTATTGATCTAAACAATGGAACACATGTTAATACTGAAATAATCAATGGGAAAATTCAATTGCAATTTCGTCACACAGAAGATCAATATGTTCCGTCAGGAATTTATGAAACTCCCGTCATTGATTTTGGAGAAAACACAAAACAAATTTTAAAGCTTCAAACTTCTATTTATATCCCAACAGCATCAGCTAATCAAAACAAAGCGGAAGTATATATTTACACATCTACTTCTCCTGATAACCAAACTTTTTCTGATTGGCAATTACTGAATCCAGATGGAACCATCGCATCACCTGCAGGAAGATATCTTAGAATCAAAATTGAATTGAAAGCAGAAAGAGAACAAGAACTTAATCAAGTCAATACATCTGTAGAATACGATCCCTCCAAGGTCATTGTGGTCACTGATAACTATACTTTAAAGGATCAAGATCGACTATTAAAATTGGTATATAACATTCTTGATACCATGCCAATCGAATATGATGCTACTAAAATTCAAAAAGGTCTGGATTACTATGTATTGCAAGGTAATGTTCAATAAGGAGTGATGAAAAATGATAGCACAACATATTTTATTTATTAATAAGTATCAAGAGTTATGGGGGATGGGGCGAAACGCCAGTGGACAATTAGGGGATGGAACGACTACTAATAAACTTATCCCTACTCGAATTGGAACAGATACAGATTGGAAACAGGTAGCAGTAGGAGAGTTTCATACAGTTGCTATCAAAAATGATGGAAGTCTGTGGGCATGGGGGCATAACGCCAATGGACAAGTAGGGGATGGAACGACTACTAGTAGAACCACTCCTACTCGAATTGGAGCAGATACAGATTGGAAACAAGTAGCAGCAGGAAACCATCATACAGTTGCTATTAAAAATGATGGAAGTCTGTGGGCATGGGGGTATAACGCCAATGGACAAGTAGGGGATGGAACGACTGCTAATAAAAACACCCCTACTCGAATTGGAACAGATACAGATTGGAAACAGGTAGCAGCAGGAAGCAATCATACAGTTGCT